AATTTTCCAATCGGCTTAAATCCGTATGGGGTACATACTTTGGAATAATAAGGTTGCGCTTTACTTGCCCCTCGGACTCCCCCGAAGATTGTGATATCTGCTTTGGTTGACAAAAAGATTTCCTGACAGCCTTTCTGTGCAAAATAAGCACTCGGGTTGGCTGCCCTTTTCTCCTTCGAACGCATCTTATTGATTTCCTCGTATTGGAGTACTAAACATCCATCTTTATCGTGAATTTCTATCATAACAAAAAAGAGGTCGCACGCAAACCATACAGCCTGCACGCGAACCTCTTGGGATTCTATATTGATTAATGTACAATGCAAATATAGTAATGTCCTCTTATTAAGCGAATAAAAATCGAATTTTATCGAAAAAATCTCGCAAATAATTTGTGAATGTGCCATGACATTTATATGTTTGCCCTCGTAAAATACATTGCGATGGCATACAAGATTAAAGAAACCTTAACTACTTCTGATTACATCAGAAAATACGGCCACGAGCCGAGTACGATTAGATGCTCATTCTGTAAACTGAAACTCTTGGAGTTTGAGGAAGGATTGAGAGGCACCATTAGGATAAAATGCAAGCGGTGCGGACGTTCTTTGGAGCTGACGTTTTACAATGCTCCTAAGTTCCTGGACCCGCCTAAAGCAGTTGAGGATATTACGCTTTCAAACCATATTTAATTCGAGGAACTAGCAGGTGGAGTGACTGAAAAGGTTCAAACCTGCAAATCGCGGAGTGGAGAAGTTGGAATCTCGTTGGTCTCATAAACCAAAGATCGCAAGTTCGAGTCTTGCCCCCGCAACAACCTAAGATTTTTATGTAAGAGGCTTTAAAGGTCCGGCAGGGTGAAATCCACCTTTGTCGGGCCTTTTTATTTTTGTTTAACTTAAACCTTTCTCAATGGAAAAAGAAACCCTTATTTCCGAACTTAAGACAAGACTGGGAGAAACCCCCTTGTCGGATCGTACAATTACAGAGTACGCAGGTGCGATTTTATCAACGGTGCCCGATGGCGATGTTCCTGATACATTTTGGGACATGCACAAGACAATCCTTTCCTCGATGGGTGGTCAACTTAGAGCCGACAACAAGGCAGGGATTGACAAGTTTAAGGCGGATTGGGACAAGGATCACAAAGATCCTCCTACACCTCCAACTCCGCCGACCCCTCCCGCACCGCCGACCCCTCCTACACCTCCCAAAGGTGACAATCTTGACGAGATCCGCAAGTTGTTGGAGGAACAGAACAAGTCGCACGCTAAGCAGATGGAAGAACTTCGAAAGCTCTACGATGAAGGTCAGACTAAATTCAATGACCTGCAAAAGCGCTACGATGAAGAGAAACTTGCAGCACAGCAAGCGGCTACCAAAAAAGCCATTACCGAGGCGTTGCAGAAGAATGGCGAAGTGAATAACCGAGTGCTCGAGTTAGCGCTTTCCCAGGTTGATTTGAAAGGTGGAGAAACCATCGAAAAACTGACTGAATCCACCAAGGCAATCTACGAGAAGGAGTTTAAGGCTTTCTATGGCGAAGGCGCAACTCCGTTCAAGGGGCAGGGAGCAAACGACCCCAATGACAGCGAAACGAAAAAGTATCTCGATGAGCTGAAAAAGAGAAATGAGGCCGAGGCTACCAAACGCGCAGAGCAGAGAAAGACGTTGAAGTAAAAAGATTGTTTAATTCTAAAACTGACGCAAATGTTAGCATCTATGAATCAGAATACTTCCTCCGAGGCTAAGTTCGGTGGTAGTATCAAGGTGTTTGAGGGTCATACCAATGTCCTGACCGGCGGTTTTGAGTTCATCCTCGATGAGCTGCCGGACAAGGGTAATGTGTTGCCCATCGCCACTCCCGTTTATGCTGACGAGGAAACGCGCGTTATTCGTCCTACTTACACCTTTGCACTCGCAGAAGCAGCCGAAGAGACTGCTACTGAGTACAAGATTAAGAAGGGTCCGGAAGGCTCGCGTATCAAGGTCGGTACCATCCTGATGGCTGCACCGGCAAGCGTATCTGACAAGGGTACGGGTGTTACGGTGTCCGCTGTGGATGCGACCAATGCAGCATACGATGTGATTACTGTATCCGCCACTCTTGGTGTTAAAGAGGTTGGTGAAGTGTTAATTGAGGCTGATCAGGAAGGTGCGGAGGCAACTGTCAAGGTTGTTCCCAACGCTCTGTTGGACCGCGACGTTCGCAAGTTGCCCGATGCAACCCAGGTGAACGCTACCGCAGTGTTCTTCTCTGATATGCCCGTTTTGGAAAGACGCATCCCGCCCATCCCCGACTGCTTGAAGAAGGCTTTGTTGGAGAGCGGCTGTTACCTGCGTTTCTCGAAGCGTAAATAAAGTAGGAGGACAGAATCATGTTAAGAGATAAGTCTTTGTATTCGGACCTTGACCTCCGCAAGTACATTGATGCCGAACAGCTCGGTATCATTTCGGAGACCGCCAACGCGAAGTATAACAACACGGGTTGGCAGAACTACGCTGCATGGGGCGCACCAAGCAATTCGACCACATGGGCGCAGATTGTGAAGAATGAGGAAATCCTGGTTACAGCATCCTTGCTGGCCGTAGGCGCAAACAAGCCGCAGCGCTCTGCTTCGGGTTGGAGCACCTACACTGGTTCAATCCCCAAGATTGGCCACGGCATGTCGCTGGAGGAAGCTGGCTTGATGGACCTCCGTCAGGTGCAGGCCCTTACCAACCAGCCTTACACTCAGTTGTTCCTCGAGTCGCTGAACACTACGTTGAGCAACTTGCTTGGTGGTGTACATAACAAGTTGAACCGATTTACATACCAGATTCTTTCTACTGGTCTTGTTGACGAGACGGACACCGATGGTGTATCGTTCAAGGTTGACTACCGCGTAAAGAATCACCAGGGTGTGCAGGAGAAGTGGTTTAACGAGGATGGTACTCCCAACGAGAAGGCAACTCCCGTTCAGGATATGTTGGACTTCCAGAAGTGGACCAAGAAGTCGCAGAACGCAATCTTCGATCACTGGGAAGCCAGTGAGGAAGCGTATGATGCGTTCCTTGCTCACCCCGATGTTATTGCCAAGACCGCTGTAAGAATCAACGCTTACACTCCGGGTAACTACGTAATGACAGAGACTGAGAAACTGACTGCCCTGCACGCTATGGGCATCCTGCCCATCCGTGTGGTTGATGAGAAGTCCGCTCATGAAGAGGATGGTGTACCCGTAATTGATGAACCTTCGTTCAACAAGAACAACTGGGTACTGTGTCCGCTGGGTGACATTTTCGAGATGAAGTGTGCTAACTCTCTGTATAAGGACCGTGTAGCCTACGGCTCTACCGGAGAGAATAACATCTACTCATTCGTTGATGGCCGCATCGCGGTTCTCTCTACTTGGCAGGAACGTCCTATCAAGAATATCATTGATGTGGAACTTTGGGCATTGCCGGTTCTTAAGAACCCGAACAACCTCTCAATCCTCCACACCAACACTTCGGATTTAGGATAGTAAGTCATGGAAGCAGCTGAGACAGATAAAAGCGAAGTACGCACGGTAGTAGATTACTGCCGTAGCGTAGTCGCTGTGGAGGTAAAGGATGAAGCGATTCTCAACATCCTGCAAGACCGCGACGTGGATAAGGATGCGGACGTTACCGAGTTGGATAAGAAAACGCGCGACCTGCTAAAGGCGGACATTTATAGTTGGTGTCTGACACTGCCGACTACATCGGCACAAGTGAAAGACTCTGATGGTAATTGGTCACATAGTGAGGGAGCGGTACACTTCTCCATCGAAGATAAGCGTATGATGCGCAAACTTGCCAACGAGATCTATTCAACGTATGACGAGAAGAAGATTGCATCCAATACTTTCCGCATCTGTTCCGGCGGTTTCGGCAACATTAAACGACCACTGCGATGAACAACCCGAGATTTCCACATTGGATAACCATTACCCGCGGAATTGGTGACGAACAAAATCCTGATCCTTTTGGAGACGAACCCGAGAGAGAGACGATATACGAAGGTCCAGGCCGAAGTTATACGCGCAGCAATCTCGGTTCAAAAGGTGAGGTACTAACCAATGAGCAGGTAGTGGCACTCCCGGTCCGCCAGCAGGATTGGACCGAGAAAGAGGTTGAGGAAGGAGAAGAACCCCGTCCGATTCCGATTGTTGGAGATAGGGTAGAGGTAAAGCGCGGAGCGCAGACGGAATATGGAGATTTGACGGATGTAAGACCGAACAATTTTGGAACTGATTTAATTTTTGATTATGTCAGAAACTAAAAAGTCAGAGAATAAGGAAGTTCTAAAGCAAGCCGCTAAAACCATCCAAACATTAATGGATGAAGCGATGTGCAAGCAGATACTTCCGAGAGCTGCTAAATACTTCGTAGAGGGATTTGCCTCCCTTTGGGAAGAGAATGGCAATCCGTCTTTGACTGGTAATACGTTCACGAGTTTCTGTGTCGGTCTCTACCGTAATAGCAGTATCATCGGTTACTATGGGATTACAAATCTATTAAATGTGACTCAACCAACGAATAATCCGGTAGATGTAGGAGAATATGGATTCTACGACTACGATAGCGGAGAATTTATTGGGGATAAAGATGATCCTGCTGTAATGGATTACGGTGCAAGCGGGTTGAAATGGCAAGGGCATAGTTATGAAACTGGTCAGAATCAATCACGCGCTTTTCTCGCTCAATATAAGCCATCCACAAAGGGTTACACCCTCGTGGCTTGTGTAGGTACAGACTACGCAGCATGGCTTGAAAAAGTGAGGGGTCTTGATATTCTAACGAGTGTTAGGACTTATGCGGCCTCCAATGTCACGACCGCAGTGGTACAATATAAGAATCTGAACAATGGCAAGCTTTGATCTTCAAACTCCGTTGCAGTTCTTGTATAATCAGGCAAAAGCCATTAGCAAGAACGTGTTTGTGGTAAACCGACCAACAAGTGTGAGCGAATCCATGAGCGACTTTGTGGTGGTGTCATTGCCCACGAGAATCATGGAGCGCACTATCGGATATGATGATTATGCGCAGCAGACCACTGGGAGGATAATGATATTCGTGAGGGATTTAGCGAATGGTACACAGAATATAGCAAAAACGCAAACCCTGCTTTCTGCTGCCAAGGAACTCTTCCCGATGAGTAATGAGAATGTGAAATGTTACCGACCGACTATCATCAACACTGGTAGTGATGATAATGGTTTCCATACGATCACAATTCAATTTGACTTATTAATTGTTTGATTTTAAATTCATACGACTATGGCATTTTTAAAAAAGACGGACTTGAAGGACGTGTTCAACGGTCTCTCGTCTATTTACTTGAAGAAGGGTGCGCTGACCGATTTTAGTTCGGTAACTTTCGATATGGACCTGCCGGTCACTGTGGATACCTTGCAGATTTCATCGTCTGACCCGACGTTGAATCGTACCAAGGTTCATGGTTTGTCCGCAGACTGGACTGTATCGTCCACTCCGGGTGAAATCACCTTTGCAGCAACCATCCCCTCTGTTAGTGAGGAACTTATCAAGTACTTCCTTGGTGAGTCTAACAGCGTTTCCGCGAGCGTAACTACGACTGGCGATGCGCAGAAGTTCAAGGGTATCTCTGCAACCCTGAACAATGTCAAGCTGACCGTTGGTTTGGGTCTGCTGTCAGAGGATGGCGAGAAGTTGATTCTCGTAAAGAAGTTGATCGCCTATGCTTCTCCGCAGTACGAGAATGGTTCAACCACTCCGTTCGCGTTCAAGCTGACCGGTACCATCGAGGCATCCGATGGCGACAGCACTTCCGACGACGATATCGCTTTCCTGACGAAGGATAACTCCGTCGAAGGCGACTAAGGTAAAAGGATTGTTTTACAGATAAGGGCGGTGGTGTAAAAGCCGCTGCCCTTTCTTTATATATAAATCTATGGCAAAAGAAAAGGTATTAGAACAACCCGATAAAGAGGCGCAAGACTTACTCAATGATATAGTAGAGGATAGTGTAGACGAGGTGATACTACCTGGCACAAAGAAATCCTACTCGATATCATGGCTAAAGAGAGGAACCATCCGCAAGATTACCGATATCACGAGCGGGAAAGAAGATGGGGAGGATGATAAGATATCATGTAAGGTGTCTGCGGCCATTATTCTCAACGGGTATTGGAAGATAAAATTGTGGTACGGATTGCTTTGGCGATGGCTGTACTATATCAAACAATATAACGATGAGCAACTTGCGCCGCTCATCGAGGTGGGTAAAAAAAAAGTTCCAGTGGACGCATTTTATCTGACTACCATATCAGTGATAGGGATGAGGGACACAATGATGGCGATGACGAAAGCGGAAGTAGAGCGTATCCTTCAAGAACATCATACGGAGCAGCCCACGCACTAAGCAAGGAACACCCTTATTTAACAAGTCCTCTTATACTCTTTTGCGGTATTATCCAAATACCCATGTACGCTTATTACTGGGTTTACACCGCGGCGCAAATTGAACTAATCTCGTGCGACGTACCTTGCGTGGTCTACGATAAGAAAGACCTCGGTGAGAAGAAGCATAGCAAGCGAGAAATGGATGAATTAATGAAACGCTGGAAGGAGAAGAAGGAGCAAGAGAAGAAAGAGGGCAAGGAGATTGATTTTTCAAAGTTTGTTAATGCACCAGCCGGTGCTTTTCAAAATAGTTAATATATGGACGGAACGAGTTTAGGTAGTCTTTATTTCGACCTCGGAATAAACGATAAAACATCTAAGGAAATCGAAGGAATACTTAGTTCACTTCAAAAGACGGTGGACGAAAAGCTTCGTGTAAAAATCAATAATGTGGAGTTCTCCGATAGCAGCATCAAGTTTATGTACGAGCAGATTAGAAAGGCTCTTGCAGATATGCAGATATCGGTCACTAAAACGAACATTATTGATACCATCAACAAGGAACTGCGTGATAGTAAAATCAATCAGATTCGTGTTACGCCGATTCTTGAAGAGGAATCAATGCGAAAACTTCGCGCTGATTTCGCTAAATTGCAGCTCGGTGTAATTAAATTGGAGGCTCCGACAATTGACAACGCAATTCAAGGTACAAACATCGCCTTAACCCCCGTCGTAAACGAAGGAAAGCCTATCGAGATTAAGCAGGGAGGATTTGTTAATGTAACGGCTAATCTCGACGTAGAGGCTACCCGCGCGTCCTTGCAGGCGCAGCTCGCTAAAATAACCGGGTTGAAGGTTGACGTACAAGTCAATCCTATCACCCCTGCTGGTACTGTTCCTTCCGCACCGGCTCGTCAGCGCACGCATACTGCCGACAGTAATCAACTCGACTTGAACTTCTCGGAGAAGGTCGTTGATTCTGCCAAGAAAACTGAGCAGGCCGTGAGAGTGGATGAAGAGTCAGTCAAAAGGCTCGAAAAATTACAAAACGAGATTCATCTTAGCTTAAATAGTATAAATCAGAATATAGCGATCAAGCAAGGCAATCTTGAATCGTATTCAACAGAGAATGTGAATCGAAAGAAGGAAGAGTTGGCCGAGCTTGGCGAATGGCTTAAAAGGAATGAAAAGGATGTTGAGAAATACAAAAGAGCCTATGAAGATTTAGAGCGTAAGCTGGATACTGCTCGCGGGCAAAAAGGTATAGAGAGAGTTCAAAAGGAAATGGAACCTTACAAAGAATTTCTCGACAAGTACTATCTCAAACAAGGCTCTTATAACAGAGCAAAAGACATTGTTGAAAATGCGTCAAGGAATACCCCCAAACTTCAAGCGCAAATCCAGGAACTTGAAGAGGAACGTAAGTTGATGCTCTCTATTAAAGAAGCCGCAGCTCAAATGCAATCCGAGATTTCCAAGGGTCATACAAAGGAACAGGAAGAGGTCTTTAAACTGCTCGAAGAACTTCAACAACTTGCCGATAAGAGAAGAAATGCTAAGGGCGCGATTAATTATGGGAACGATCAACTTATTGTTGATGATGAAAAAATCGCTCAAAAGCAGAAAGAATATGCGGAAGCCAATGCAAGAATTGCCGAAATCAAGTCAAAACTTGAATCGTTAAAGACCGCTCCTGCGCAATCTACCCCCGTTGCACCTCAAAAAGAAACCGCAAAAGCCGAAAAAGAGGCAGCACAGATTAAGAAAGAGGCTGCTGAAATTAAGCAGGAGGCCGCGAAGAAAGAGGAAGAGGCAGTAAAGAAGGAGGTAGATACCGCTCAAAAAGAGAAGGATGTAGCATCCAGTAAGAAAGATGTTTCCAATAAAAAGTCTGATGCGGAGAAGGCGAACGAAGCGGCCATTAAACAAGGAATAGCCGCAATGAAGAAGATAGACTCTGCTATGGACTCTACTCGTCTGTCTATCGCTCGCAAGGGCAAGAAGATGAATGATGAGTTGAAAGAGTTTAAGGCAGAGCGTGCCCGCATCTACGCGGAGATTGCGAAATTGGAGGGTGGTAAGGAGGCTCTTTCCGCCTATCGCCAATCGCGTGTTGTATCGGGCAATCTTACTACGCTAAAGGCTAATCTTGCATATAACCAAAAGCAGGATGCAATCCAGGAGAAACTTGACTTAAAGTATCTCATGGACTATCTGCGCAGTGCTGCAACTAAAGAACGATTATCCGAAGAACAAATACAGCGTATTGCGCAGTTGCAATACCGCCCGTTTATGGCATCGGAACGGATGCAATGGGCGCTTTCCAATAAGTCAAATGATATTGCAGCTCGTGGCGGTAGAAATGTAAGTTACGAGAAAAGCATCCAACTCATTGAGCAATTCCAACAGAAACTTCTCTCGGTAAAAAGCATCGAGGAAGCGTTTACGCTTGGTAAGGAGTGGGAGCAGTTATCTTCCAACATCCAAGCCACTACAAGCAACGCAGACAAGTTGAATCAAGCGTACCTCCGTAATAAGGAGTCTATCGAGAAACTTGCTGTCGCCGCTAAGAATCGTTACGATCTTGCCAGCGCAAGCGGAAAAACATCGGTCAGCGCAAGCATCACTGCCGCTTATGAAGAGCTGAATAAGTTCAACCAAAAACTCGCGAATCCCGCGAACTGGACTTCCATCGAAGAACTTGGTAAAGAGTTCAACAACATTAAGCTCAAAATTGTCGAGGCTGAGACTGCGTACCGCAAGGCAACGGCAGAGCAGAAGAAGAACTACTATACAAGCGAGGAAGCGACCAAGAAGATTGAGGCTGCGCTTATCCGTGTAGCCAACAAACAACGCGAGCTTAACAATTATACCGGAACGAAGGGAGCGGATTGGCAGAAGGCGCAAACTGCGTTGACTCAATATATACAGAAACTCGAGGCTTTAAAGGCTTCCGGCACCACCGGTAAGAGTGCTATCAATGCTGCTATCGGCATCGACTATCAGAAAGCAGTTCTCGAAATTAATAAGTTTCTCGATGCGCAGAAGAGAGTTGATGCGGTAACGAGAGCATCTGCTGCGGCTAATAACAAGGCGAACGAAGCGGTCCATAAACATGCCGATGCTTACATGAAGTTGAATACAAACCTTGGCAAGTCAAAGGGTCTGTTGAGTTTGAATATCAATCTCATGCAGCAACTCGGCTCTATGATAGGTATGTACTTCTCTATATACACCATCCAGCGTTTCGTGTCGGGCATCGCGCAAATCTATGGTGAGTTCGAGAAAACGAAGATTGCGTTAGGCTCTATCCTCAACGATACAGCAAGAGCAAATGAACTTTTCAATGAGTTAAAATCGTTGGCAGTTCAGTCTCCTTATCAGTTTAAGGACTTGACCGGATTCGTCAAGCAGTTGTCTGCTTTCTCGTTCCCCGTGGACGAACTTTATGATACCACCAAGCGCCTCGCAGATATTTCCGCGGGTCTCGGTGTGGATATGGGCCGAGTCATTTTGGCCGTAGGCCAGGTCCGCAGCGCCGCGTATCTCAGGGGCCAGGAACTGAGGCAATTTACAGAAGCTGGCATCCCCTTGTTGGATGAGCTTGCAAAGAAATTGACCATTTTGAAGGGCCGCGCGATAGATACCGGTCAGGTGTTTGATATGATTTCCAAGCGTCAGGTTCCATACGAGCTTGTCAAGGAGATTATAGACGACCTTACCAATGATGGAGGAAAGTTCTATAACATGCAGGAAGTGTTGGCAGAATCTCTTGCCGGTAAGATATCCAACTTGACCGATGCCTACAATATTATGCAAAATGAGATTGGCGAAATGGGCGCTGGTGATGCAATGGGCAAGATGGTGGATTGGCTGAAAGCGCTTATGCAGAACTGGAGACTCCTTGGGAATATCATCGTGTCCGTCGGGGCTGGATATGCAGGCACGCTGGTAAGGGCGAAGATGTACCATCAGGGTAGCGTGGCAGAAATAGGCAAGGAGATTGTAGCACGGAAGAATCTCGAGATGCAACTTCTAAAGGAGCGCTCGATGATAGTCCAGCTCGGCTCTGCCACCACGAAGTACGGCCAGAACGAAGAAGTGATGATGCGTTTGAAATTGAAGAGTGCGATAGCATCCGGCAAGATTACTGAAATGGACCTTATACGTATGCGTGTGCAGGGTACTTTGTCAAGAGAAACGATGAAGTACGGATTGATACGTATGGGCGTCAACCAGCATGAAGCGGAGGCGATAAAGCGGTTGAGCCGATTCAGACTGATGATGGTAGCAGCCAACGCAGCGACGGTGGCCCAGGCCGCGACAATGACTAAGATGCAGCTGTCACTGAATTTTCTTATAGCCAAATTTTCAGCGCTTGGTAAGGCTATTAAATCCTCTATTGTAGCGTTAGCCTCCAACCCAGCTACATGGATATTCGCTGCCGTTGGCTTGGTTTCCTCGATGTGGACGAGTTATGAATCAAAAAAGAATGAGCGCGAGCGTGCCGTTTCAGAGGCAAGGGATGCGGCACGTGAAGCGTTTAACGACATTCGCCAAAGTACGGGAGAGATAGACAACTCTATTGAGTTCAAGTTATCCGATGTAAAAACGATGGGTACAGATCAGCTGTCGGACGATATGAAGAGTAAGGTACTTAGGGTAGTTGAGAGAATGAAGGAAGTTATTCAGAAACACTCCCCGATAGCCGCAAAGGACTTGTTTGATATTGAGTCGATTGATGATATTATCGGGAAGCTCAATAAAGCAAGTGAAATCATTGAATCCATGAAGCAGACAAGTCCATTAAAGGGGGACATCGCTGCTGATATAGTCGATTACGATGAGAATGACAGCTTCAAGCGCCTGAATAAATACCGCAAGTCGTTTACGGACGCGTGGAAGCAATACGATATGAGCAAGATGGAGGACGCTCTGAACTTATTGAGTCAGAAAGGATACAACACTCTCGCCCAACAAGTCAGGGATATGTATACGAACGGTGCAAAGACCGTGGATATATTCACCAAGCTCGGCTCCGCTTACGCTTCCATGCAGGAGAGCGTGCGCAATCACACCTATGCCGGTGCCAGCAACCCTGCCGAAGGTTTTAGGGGTGTCCTGAATGTCGTTAAATACTACGATAGGATGATTGAAAGGCAGGGTGATATCGACAAAGCTATCGGCAAGCTTGTTGAGGATGCGGACAGGATGGCGGTTGGAAGTGGATTCCCTAAAGGTAGTCGCGATTATAACTATATAGCGGAAGAGTATTGGAACCAATTCCAAACAAAGCACACCGAAATGATGAGCAACCCCATTTCTCTCCGTTATAGCCGTGTAGCCTTTGAACAGCAGATGTTCGGTTATTCCGAAGAGCAGGCAAAGGATTTGGTTGATGTATATTTCAAGTCGATTAGTGACGAAGAGAAGAAGAATATCGACATCAATAGTGAAGAGTTCAAGAAGGCCGCACTCGATAAGTTGAAAGGCTTGATCGGCTCGGTAACGTATGACATGAACGGCTTTGTTCTTGACAACAGAATCTTTGATGTTATGGCCCGTATGCTTCCGAAACCCGATGTAACCGGATGGAGAAAGGAGATTATTGACGCTATTGATGGCATTAAGTCGACAAGCGATGTATATATCAAGATTAAGGAATCAAAATCTACTGCCGATGTCATCGACGACCTCCAGAAGATATATAAGGCAGGCAAGGAAGTGGTAGACAAGCAGAAGCCTTTGCTCATCAAACTTGGCCTTGACGTAAGCGATATTGAGGGTTACTTTGACGAGAATGGCAATATCAAGTGGGATAAGATTGATATTAATGGCCCATACTCACAAGAATATATCCGCGAGGTTTTGGAAACAACGAAATCGCAGGGCCTCACTCCGCAAAAGGAAGCCGAGCAGGGGCTGAATTTCCTTGGCGCGTCACTAACGAAATCTAATTCTACCTCCACTGCCGACAAGCAACTCCAGGCATGGAAAAAGCAATTCGATGCCTTGAAGAAAATCTACAACGATTACAAGTCGTGGCAGAAAGACCTCGGCAGACAAAGGGCGACAGAATTGTTGCAGCAGAGTGGCATGACGAGTGAGGATATCGGTGATATCGCCACGTTTGACCCAGAGAAGATGCAGCAATACTTTGCCAAGATGAAGGAGCGCATCTTGAAGAACAAGATGAGTTCAGAGGAAAGAAAATCCTTCTCCAACTCCCTTAATGAGTACGAGATTCAGTTGAAGGTGGAAGTGGAGCGCAACAGTTTGCAGGATGCTTTGAGTACCATTCGTATGGAGCTTGAAAAATCCAGCAAGGAGTGGGGTATATACAAGACATGGTTCAATGCTACCGGTGACAAGGCGCTGGCCCAGCAGGTGGCCTTCGGTGGTTTCGTAGGAAACGACAATTATGCCGACGCACTGCGCGAGAAACTGAAATCCGAGTACGACAAGATTCAGAATCCCGAGATAGCTTACGACCAGCTTCTCACCACCAACGAAAAGACGTTGAAGGAGAAGTTCGGTGAGTATACCACTCTGCTCGAAATTATCAAGAAGATTCAGGATGAGGATAACAAGTTGAAGGAAGAAAATGCCAACACCTTACTTGAAATCATCAAGAACAACAAGAACTTCGAGCAGCAGCTTGCCGAAATCGAGCGTAACCGCGACAAGGACTTGGGCCTGATTCAGAATAACGCGAACCTTACCCCTGGGGCAAAGAAGCAGTATGAGGAAGGTACGAACAAGAAGTATGACGAGCAAAAGTCAAAGGTGCTCTTTGAACAGTTCAAGGCTACTGAGAATTGGGCGGAGATATTTGACGATCTCGATAGAGTTTCGACATCCACCCTTGATTCCATGTATAATAAGATAAAGGCGTTTGCAACTACCCAGGGCCTAACGGTGCAGGAAACCAAGGAACTCGTGTCTGCGATGTCTAAACTCCGCACGGAAGCCGCCGATCGAAATCCGTTCAAGGGATTCGCTAACGGTTTACGCGACATCCGCGAATCCAAGAAGAACTTGAAGAGCCTGGATACAATCCTGCGTCAGATGAAGGCCGTTGGTACCGATAAGTGGACTCTCGCTTTTAGTATTGGTAAGTTGAAGGCAGGCAAGACGTATACCAAGAAGGAGATAGAACAGGAACAGCAGAACCAACAGAACGGTAACGCATCTGGTAATGCTGAACTTGACGAGGCAACCACCAAATTGATTGGTAAATTCCAGGCCCTTGCAGAGGTATCCGACCAACTCGCCTCCCTCTTTGATTCGATGGGAATGGGTAGTGGCTTTGGCGATGTGATGAGCGCGGCAGGTTCGGCTTTCAGCGCAGCAGGCTCAACGGCAAGTAGTGCAACGGCAATATTTGGTGCAGGCGCGGGCGTATATGGTGCGATTGCTGGTGCTGCCATATCTGTTGCAGGAACATTATTTGGCTTGCATGATAAGGCGCTCGACAAGGCTATCAATAACAGTAAGCAGAGAGTAGAGGAACTTCAATCCGCTTATGACGAGTTGGAGAAGTCTATTGACAGAGCGTTTGGTAACGGCAGCAGTTCTTTCGAGCGAGCCATTAAGTCCTACACGCAGTTGATGAATCAAACATCTGCTATGGGTGTAACGCTATCCGATAGCAGTAAGAGTATGTATACTGCGCTTACTGGTGGCATTAAGTCTTACAAGACTTCGCTTTGGAAGGACTTATGGAAGAAGAAAGGCTGGGAAATATCTATCAACAAGGAGGCGCTGGCTGCAATTAACGCGATAGGCACCGGAACCATTAAGAACAAGACCGGAGAAGTCTATCGCGCGGAGTACGCAAGCCTTGTCGCGCAGCGTGCGGAGATAGAATCGCAGATGCGTAACGAGCAAGCGAAGAAGAAGTCGGATAGTTCCGCCATCAGCGATTACGCTGACCAGATAGCCGACTTGAACGATCAGATAACCTACTTCGTTCAAGACCTTGCCAAAGAGTTGTACGGGATAGATTTCGAGGATTGGGCAGGCCAGTTTAGCGATAGCCTGGTTGAAGCGTTCCGTAATGGTGAAAACGCAGCAGAGGCCTTTAAAGACACTGCAAATGATATCCTTGCGAGTGTAGCCAATGATATGGTAAAACTCAATATCATCGAACCGATGTTCGAGGAATTGGAAGAAACGCTCTTTGGGAAGATTGATGCGAATGGAAATCGCTCCGGCGGTGTGGCAACTATGGAGAATCTGTTTGACGCTCCCGAGAAGGTAGCAGCCGCTATCTCCGAGTGGTTTAACTCGAAAGGTGAATTGATGGTTGAGGAAGTGGATGCGTTTCTTAAACTCTTTAACGATGCAACTGGCGGCTCATTAACTGCGACATCAAGTAAGAGCGGATTGTCGGCAAGCATCTCTGGTATTACTGAGGATACCGCAGATCTCCTTGCTTCCTACGTAAACGCTATCCGTGCCGACCTTAGCGCGATGCGCACAATGGCCACCGAGTTCTACTTAAAGACCATGCCAGATGTGACAACCACTTTGGGTGCTCAGTTGGCAAGCCTGAAAATGATTGAAACAAATACACTACGCACCGCAAACGGAGTGGAGGACATTAGCGATATTTCCAAAGATACCAACGATCTCCTTCACAAACTCACCAAGACCGGCAGCGGAGTAAAACTTAATGTGTAAGATATGAATAAGCTGAATACCGAATTGAAAAACAAAGCTGTGTCGCTTGGCCTATGTGCCAAGTGGACCAGCGAATGGAGCGAGCGGGATAAGGATGAATTATGTGAAATGTATATTAGAGGTTTGGACTTCTGCATTGAGCATGATTATCCTTCTCGCAAGTACATGATGGAGAACTTTTCCGGGGTGATGGAGAATCACGGCATCTATGTAGATGCTGATTTTGATGAGAAATTTGTAAAAGGAATCCTTGTGCTGAATGGGGATTGCCATGGCGATATTATCGTCAAAGGATATGATGTAGCAACCATCCATGTCCGCCACGACTCATTTATACGAATTACGATAACCGACCACGCGAAAGCCTTTATTAAGGTATATGATAACGCGGTTGTACAAGTTATCCAGGAAGGAGATTCCAAGGCTTACCTTTACCGGAAGGGTGGTAGTTATAAGGTAAGCGGTGATGTATTGGTAAGATAAACACTCTTTGCCATAGAGTTTATAAAGAGAAGGGCGCGGAACCATCACGGAACTGCGCCTTTCTTAGTTATCGGGACGCATCACGCGCCTCCGCATAACCCATGTTTAACCATTCTAAAATTCATAGATATATATGATGCGGCCTCATTAGGTGTCGCCCTAAGCGGAGCCTGATTAAACATACCGCAAAGTTAGAAAGAAAAATCGGGAATTGCAAATTATCGGATATGCTATGCAGCATAAACACAAAGATTTAACTTTTCGATAAAATTCTCATCTAAGTGTATGTAAGTGACAAACTTTTAATTATCTTTGCTACGCATAGTAATTTCATAATTGTGAGGCATCAAATGTCCGTAGACGTGTAAGCCACGTTTGCGGACTTTTTTGTTGCCCATACTAAACTGATGTAGGATGCCGTACAAACCTTTTTTAATACATAAGCAAGACGACGGAGCAAAGGTGTTTAACTCCGCAAAGCGTTGGGGAATCTATTGCACAGGCTTCCCTTTCATCACTATTGGTGAGGTAAAGGACCTTCCATCTCGCTCATGGTATGACGAAGATGGCGACGAAGAATTTATTCCTCAGAAACTCTATATCAAAGCTTATGAGATTGAAGTCGAGTTTGCTGTCAAGGGCACCCCGAGGCAGGCAAAGACTGCAATAGATAGTTTCTTCGCTTATCTCATAGGCCTTGATGCCGATAAGAATGAAAATGGCGAGAACTCTTATGGCCCGCGGTTAGAAATATACGACACCTATACCCTCATCGGTAGGAAAGACTGCCGATTTGAGAGTTACGATAATAAGGCTTACATTACACAAAAGGTCTTTGAGGATGAACTGAAAGAGGAAGCGTGTATCACCTTCTCCGTAAAGTTCAAAGTCAATGATCCGCTTACAGATATATCCTTGGAGGAACCGAAATGAGTGTAGTTTTATATGATAAAGAAGGTAAGATAGAAAGATGTACCATTCATCAATTCGAAATGACTGGCATCTTCATGGGCGAGAGGTATATTACCGCCACAATCTCGTCCGAGGAACCTATTGCCTTTGCTATCGGTGATTACTTCACTTATCGCGGAGAGGATTATGCGTTGAATTACGTACCCGCAAAAGAGAAAAAGGCACGCAGAAGTACGTATGGAGAGGCATTTGTGTACGATTCCGTAAAGTTTAATTCTGTGGCGGATGAACTTACACGATGCGACTTCCTTGACTACGTGCAGGAGGATAATATGGGCCATTATACCGGCCTCTCCAATTTCCCATTTTATGCCAATAGCGTATCGGACCTTGCCGAACGTATCCAGGTGAATCTTGATAGACTATACAAGGATGATAAGAAATGGACCGTCAAGGTGGATGAATCATGCTCTACATCTGATAAAAATATTACTGTTCGTTCTATCAGCTGTTTTGATGCTCTCGCCTTAGTCAATAGCGAGTTTTATGTGAACTACACCATCAAGGGCAGAGTGATAACGATTGGAGCGGAGGCGGTCGCAGTGGGCAAGGTATTTGGCTACGGAAAAGGCAATGGCCTTTACGATATCAAGCAGACGACTAATCAAGATACAAAGATTATCACTCGTCTGCGTGCCTTTGGTTCCACTAAAAATATGCCTTATCGCTATTACAACAAGCGAGGGCTATCCGAAAGCCAGTATTGCCCAAATCTGATGCTACCTAACTACATCGCCAATGGTCAAGATACCTTTATTGATGCAGATGGCTATCAAGATGGAGAAGGGTATATTCAATCTGAGGATAAGATAAGTCTCTACGGTATTCGAGAAGGTACTGTTTACTTCGACGGTAGTGAGGACTTGTTTGGTACCGGCGAAGATAACGAGATATATCCTACGTTGGAGGGCATGACCTTCGACGAGGTAAAGAAAGCTGGGTATGACATTACGCAACCAAGTGGAGATAATGGCCTTCTTGACGAAATACTATCTGTCGAGAACCCGGATGATGACGGTATTGCTCCCGATGATGGCACGGAGATTCAAGGGACCTTTAAACTCCGTATTAAGGACTTCGGAGTAGACCTTAGTGAACGTGAGAATGGAGCATACAAACTCGCGTCCACGGATGGCACTATGACTATCTGTATGAAGAGCGGTATGTGCCAGGGCAGAGAGTTTGAGATTGTGGAAAATGGTATCACTCGTATTGAAGAGGATGGTTACGTCTGCTACGAGCTGGAGTGCAACCGCGTAGAGGATCTTACTTTCTATTATCCCTACAACGTCTACAAGATTGCAGCAGGCGATAAGTTTGTTATTACCAATATACAAATGCCCGACGTTTACGTTGAAGCCGCCGAGCAAAGACTATTGGCATCTGCGTTACTCTATTTAAAAGAGGTCTACGAGACCAAATATCAGTTCGAGCCTTATCTGGACGAGATTTACTTAGCAAACAATCCCGAGTTGGCAGCGACAATTTGTGAGGGTATGTTGCTCAACTTCTCCGACGAGGATCTTGGCATAGCAGCATCTGTCACCATTAGTCAGTTGGTGATAAAAGAGGGTAGTGCGCTTATTCCCACTTATGAGGTAACTCTGAACGATGATGTAGAAAGTTCAACTCTTGATAAGATCACCGCACAGATAGATAAGATATCATCAGGTCTTAGTAATGGCAGTGGGACGAACAGTTTAAGCAAGACGCAAGTCAACTCTCTCGTTCAAACTATCGGCAAGCAGATGTTCCTCTCCAAGACCGACAACGACACCGCCCAAGGAAAAATCACTTTTAAGAAAGGCTTGGAGACAGATGGGTTTGTTTCATCCATCTACTCGGGTCATGGCGCAGGACTTGATTGGTTGGGCAATCTCGAAGTGGAATCCTTGAAGGTAAGGTCCCAAGCGCAGTTCCTCGAACTCGTTGTCAACAGACTACGCGCATTGGAAGGCGACCAAATACTCACTGAATCGGATACCATAGAGAGCGTGGATGATTTGGGTGATGGTTGCTACGGCCTGCATTTCCGCTCCAAGTGGGATGGTTATTTCACCGCCCAAGTGGAGAATAATGTCATTAAGGGCATCATCAATACCTTAGCCAAGGGAAGTGGCGAGTATTATACCTCATGGATGCGTGTGAACTCCGTGAACACTGCGAATAACTACGCGGAGGTTACTCTATATCCCGATGATGAAGTGCCCGCGGGCAAGAACTATCCCCCGTGCGAGACGATGGTCATTGCCCGATGGGGTAATCAGACGGACACGACCCGGCAGAGTTGTTTCTATCTCTCGTCTACGGAAGGTTGTATCAAGAAATTGGTAAACGTCACCAAGCCGATTGTGGATGCGGTCAACGACGGGGTGATGATAGGCAACCTGCCCGATTGGTTGCAGGATGATCCGAGAATAGATCCGTCAAAGGACTACCTATACGCGATGGGTGTTATCTGTCAGAACTTCATCCAAGTGGACTATAAGGGCGAGCCGATACCCACGTATATAGACAGAGGATTGTGGACATCGGATGGAGTGTATCTCTGCCGTGAGATGAATGATGATGGCCAGTACGAGATTTCCGATGTTTGGTACATGGGATGCAAATGGAGATGTCAGAAGTCACGCACCACTACCGCCCCTGCGTGGAACAACACTGACTGGGCTATGGTGGAGGGCAATCCCGAGTTTACGGTGCAGTTTGCAGAGGCAGAGCAGATATACGACCTTGACAACTTTGAGATGGTATTGACGGCCGTAGCCAAGCTGTATAATTTCGATGTGACGGATGACATTCTGACGGACGACATTGCATGGACGAGATATAGCGAGGACAGCGAAGGGAACCCACGTGTGGCATCGGACAACCTTTGGGCGCTTAGCCATGCTGGAGTAGGCAAGAGTGTTACCCTTACCTACGCGGACTTAGATGCAGACACTTCGTCGGGATTTCCCAAGAAGATACGCTTCACGGTCACTGTCACCCTTCGAGACGGCATGGGTAACCAAACAGCCGAAGATTCGGCATCAATGGAATATGGATATTAAGATATTAAGATATGATAACAAAGAGATTCAACTTTAACCTCATTCCGCTGACCCTCAGTTACGGCATAACGCTGAGCGGCACGGTGCCCGACGAGCAGAATTACTCGGCCTACACGAATGAGTATATCCCCGATTACACGGTGGCTCCAGTCCTATTGCAGCCTTGGGTGAGAATCAGAGCCAAGGACGGACGATTGACATCGGGTAGTGTGAATGGCTCGCTCTCGAATATCAAGTGGGTGGAAGTGATTGGCGATACGGAGACGGTGATTACCACGGGCAATGACTACGAGGTGGTGACTTCGGGCGCTACGGCAGGCTTGCTGAGAGTGAAGAAGAACGTCACTCCCGATACTACCATCACCTTGAAGTTCTCGGCCACATACGTGGACAGCCAAATGAAACAGAGCTTCTATATCGCTGACAGCTATCTGCTGTCCTGCTACTCCGCCTCGAAGGTTACTCCTACGCTGGCATTGAGTGTGGCGGACAGCAATGTGTACAACCCTTTGATAGACAATGATACGCTGTCTGTACAAGCCACGCTCTACATGGGATTGGAAGGAGAGGCCAAGGAAAACACCCGCGAGTTCGTATGGTCCGTAAGTCACGACGGAAAGACATTCCATACAGTGGGAACAAGCAAGCTGGACTATTATGCCACTGTCAGTGCGGATGGCACAGTATGCACGGTAGACCGCTCGAAGATGGGAGAGCTGCTCTACTTGAAATGCCAAGTAAGGTTTGACGAGGGAGGGAATCCATCCAGCGTCACTTTCGACGGGACGGAACCTCATAAGACCATTACTTTTACCCGGAGAATACCTTCATATACGGAGGATATATATAATATACCAAACGAAATTCCTTATGGCACGCAGTATATCTACCCGGTGGCACATTTTGATATGGATGGCTATGGGGAGATTGATGACTTCGACAAGGTATTTATCCCTATGTGGTATATAGGTACCAACCAGTCCACTGGCGAGCAGAAGAATAAGACATGGGTGGCCTATGGAAAGGAACCTGAGCTGCCCACTTCCGCCTATGATACCATATATGGAGGTGTGGTTACACTTGACCTTCAAGACAGAGGTCCGTTGGCTGCGCTTACGGACAAGGACGGTGCGATTATGACGGATAAGGACGGAACTATCATGTTGATTCATTAATTTAAAACGATAAAGATATGGCATTTTATTTTAAAGGAAATAAAAAGGTGTTCGCCATGCTGGGATGTGCGGACGGAGACAAGATTCAGACCAAGGACGGAAGTTATGTATTCTTCCGCTCGGACGCCATCGCACTTGCACAGAAAATCAACTATGAAGATTTGATTGTGGATTTGGCGGACTCCTTCAATAAGTTCATGACGGTGATTGGTGGACTGATGCTCGATAGCAATACCGCTCGTTTGGAGCAGCAAGGCAAGAGTACGGTAGCCCTGCCAAAAGCCACTGATCCGAGATTCCTCTTGGATGGTCAGACTTTGGATGAGGATTCCACGGACACGGAAGTGGGAATACATGAGGATGAATTACAAGAAACGCAGGAGGATGAAGTATGAGTACCGCATCGGCATCACGCGAGGTCAAGTTCTTTAGAAAGAGCTGTACCTACACCACAATTCTTATGTCTACGGGAGGTGATTTGTGGCAGGAATACACGCAGGAGGGTACGTCTATCAGAGTGTCCCCTGACTGGGAAGTGGAGGCCAACCAGCCTACACTCGAGTTCGTATGTACTTCCTCCCGCACGGCTACGGGAGAGGTAGTTATCGCAGCGGGAGCCATTGATTGGTATATCAACGGCACTAAGATTGTATTCGGGTCTAATGGAATCAGTACGGGCACATTTGCGGGGTTGTTCAAGAAGGTGACAACTGACAACAAGCGCCAAGGCTTGAAGATTGTCAATAACATCGCTGCCGCCATGGGGTATGCCTCTTGCGTGGTCAAGTGTGTGGTTACAGTGCAGGATGGCTCCATCACCGACGAACTGACGAGTTCCTACACCATTCCCATTCAGGAGAGTTCGGGCAACTCCTTCAAGATAACGATTGCGGCCAATGATTCCTACAACTTTGTGCTGGGAGAGAATAACAACTCCGTAGGCTTGAAGGCTATGGTTTACTATAATGGAGGTTCGTATGAAGGCACACCTACTTATCAGTGGTATGAGAATACAGGCAAGGCAGACTGGACACTGCTCTCAGGAAAGACCTCACAGACGCTCACTGTCTACAAGAATGAAAGCGACGGATCGCCTTACGTAGACACCTACAAGGAGTTTATGGTGAAGGTGTACTCTGCTGATGGTGCGGAAATTGGGCAGGACGTGCAGGGAGTGATGGATGTGACTGACCCTTATGCAGTGGTAGCCAATCCCTCTCCCTCTGACGAAACAATCACAGAAGGTAGCGGAGGAACGGTATCTTATTATCCGCAGGTTGTCAAGCGAAAGACGGGTGCTGCAATCAGCAATCAGCCTACCTTTAACTTCTATGCCCGTGGAGCGGACGGAGTGGTGGTTTCTTCCAAGACAAATGTCACCGTATCTACTGGCAAAACTGGTTTCTCTGTAAGCGAGGACGACTGTATCAACGCAGGCGGTGATTTGAGTGTAGTAATGGTATCTAACGATTTCTAATATGGCAAAGGCATCTTGTACAAGAACGGTTCATTGGTCACGGCAAGGCGACAAAGGTGATAAGGGAGATACGGGCGATACGGGCCAAGCCTCCCTCACCTCCTTTGTGTTCCGTCGTGCCACCTCGCAGCCTGCCACTCCTTCGGGCGGTTCATATTCCTCTCCCGTGCCCACCACCTCGGGATGGAGTGACGGAGTGCCTTCGGGTACCAACCCTTTGTGGGCCAGCAAGCGATTGTTCACGTCCGACGGAGCCAGTCCGCAGGATAGCGCATGGTCCACACCGCAACTGATGGCGGACAGCACGGACTTCGAGGTGCAGTACTCGGCCTATGCCTCTCCAGGCACCCCAAGCACCAACTCGTCCTATTGGTCGGACACAGCCTCCGAGGATTCCCTATGGATGGCCACACGATACTACTCCAACCTTGCATGGAGCGATTGGCAGGTGGTCAAGATTAAGGGTGAGGGAGGCGACGATGGAAGAGGGGTCGTGCAGGTGATTGTCTACTATACGCTGTACAGCAGTGGTACCACAGCACCTACCGTACCTTCCTCGGCCAGCAGTACACCCTCGTCTATATGGTCAACCACCTATAAGGCACCATACAATATGCCAAGCGCCAAGTTCTGCTGGTGTTACAAGCGCACGCAGTATTCCGCAGACCCCGAATGGGAGGCCGAAGGTCCTTACTTGATTGGAATGTATGCCACCCCCGGCACGGATGGCGAGAAGGGTGCTGCCGTGCGCGGTATTCCCGATTGGGGCAGTGTGGCTGTGGGGTTCAACTTCCTATCGGGAGCGAGTGGGGAGTCCTTCTATGATGTGGTAAGGTATAACGGGTATTATTGGCGATGCACGACCTCGCACACCAAGACCTCAACCAACTACCCCTCCAGCACAAGTTCGTATTGGACCATTTATGAGTATACGGACTTCATTGCCACCAAGAGTTTGATTACCGATGGCATCATCATGTCAGACGACGAAGGCAACCTGCTCTTCCGTGCCGAAGGCGGAGTGGTGGAGTGTAACACGGGTAAGTTCAAAGACGTGCAGGTGCAGGGTGACGTCATTGTCGGTACCTACGACGACACCGACGAGGATAACATCACCGCAGGCCAGCGCATCGAGATACGCTCGGACAGCAAGGCGGTGGCTGTGTATGACAGCGACAACCAAGTCTGTGCGGTGCTGGATGGTAATGCAGTGGCCACGAAGGACAGCATCTATAAGAGCACCACGGGCAGTTGGACGATTAATACAAGTAGCTCGACTACGGTTTCCTCACCAATCAACGAGCGGACTGATTCAATCGTCAAGCAAGCAAACAGCGCGATTGGCATTGCAGGTGGCTTTACGTTGAAAACCACCATCTCCGCAGCCTCGCTAACCATCTCATGTACGGGTACGGGCACAGTGGATGGTCCGCGGATTACGGAGTGGTCCGAGATGCGTCTTGTGTTGGCAAGGTATAACAACTCGGCTTGCTCTGTCGGTCGCAGCACCTTCCCAATATGGAGTGGGACCCTCGAGTTGGAGAATGACAGCAGCAAGACGAATACGAAGAGTTTCGTCAGTTCCGCGACTATCTATTCCCGCGGTGTAACCAACAGCCAACAGGACACGACCTATTATTACCGCTTGGAATGGGAGTTCACGGCCAGCGCAGGCAATCGCAATGGCTACTCGGCTTACTTCACCTACACGGTGGACAGTTGTGTGTACACAAAGGATTTCTATGCCTCGCGTATCTTCAAGAACGGCCTGCTGCTTTCCAAGGATGCCAATAACTTCTTTCTCGCCATTAACGAGACGGGGAAGGGCTATCTCGACATCTATGCGATGAGCAATGGTAATGGCATCAGAATCGTGAATGGCGCACTTGAAGCGAAAGTAAGCGGAAGCACGTTTTGGGGGAAGATACCTACACTGCTATTCCGCGCGAAGGTGAGTTGGTACGAGCCAAGTAGCGGTACGATTGGTTATAGATACGGCGATGAAGATAACTCATATAAGCCATACTATAACGCGCTTTCCGTCACTCCGACGTTAACAAGAGTGAACCAAGGCTGGGTAAAACTCTCTTGGAGTTCAAGTATTGCTCTCCCGATAGCGACTACAATCGTAAACGCGGTCGGATTCGAGCGTGTGCGCGGTTATGGCAATATTGATAACGCGATGAAAGCCACCATTATGGCACAGACTGATTATTCTATAACGATTGGACTTACGAACAGCAACTCATCTAATGATGGTGCTTTTATTATTGATGTTTACTCAATCGGATAATATTAACTTTAAAAACTTTATAAAATGGCAGAAACAACGAAATTATTCAACGCTCTCCCCACGGTGAGTTCATTGAACACTACCGACAAGATAGCCTCGTTTGATACAAATGGTGGCTTGCAGGGGATAACTCCGGCCAACCTTTACAAGACGATGTATGGTGCCAAGAACCCTGCGATGATGTACGACAATATCCTCATCATGTATTTTGATGCGGGTAATACCAGTCCGCGAATGGTACATTTGGATTGGTGGACGGGCAGCAACACGGAGCGAGGCAAGGTATCAGACAGCCAAGCGGTAGGCATTGTAGTCACGGAGGCGGACAAGAAGCTCATTATCGCCCTCGACACCGCGCAACTGCCGTGGTCAAGCGGTAATGTGACGGGTGGAGGCACGATGACTTCCAGCCGAAATACTGCCTCGCACGATTGGGAAGGACAGAGCAACACCGCAGCGCAAGCCGCGAAGTCCGCCTGTTCCAGCACGGACTATGCCCCCGGCTATTGCTATAACTATTCCAAGTTCTTGAGCGATGGCACCACGGGTATAGCCGCAGGGAAGTGGTGGCTGCCCTCTCTGCCGGAATTGGATATGATATGGCGACATATCAACGGCATCAACTACGCCCTCTCCGTCATTAGTGGTGCCACCCAAATCCCCTGGCAATGGCACTGGTCCTCCACGGAGCTCTCTTCTTCAAATGCTTGGATTCAGTACTTCGCTGCGCAGTATGGCTACATGGGCTACGGTACCAAGACGACTAAGTATTACGTTCGCCCGGTCACAGCATTACCTGGATAAGGTCTTGCTTCAAGTCCTCTCTCTTCCTCCACCCTTAGGTGGAGGTCTGCCCCGTCCCTCTAAAGGGCGGGGCTTCTTATTCCTCATAGTCGACCTCCTTGTCGGCATCAGGAAAGTCATTCACTTCCAACATTACGATGTTGGGTAATAACTCCACGGCCTCCACCGTTTGGTAGACGCCCAACAGAGCACGGGTAATCTTCACTACCTCACTGTACTCTGAATCTTCTTTTAACAACAAGCAAATCATAACGACCTTTTATATAGATGTATTCAAATAATCTTTGCTTAATCGTGTTCAGCCATTTGCGACGCATCGCATAGTTGTTATGCTGGCGCAAGAATCCGAGGTACGAGTTGACGGATTGCACACACTCGTTGATCTCGTAAATCGTCTTTGCCCGATTCAATCTACCCACAGCGTCGACAAAGCCTCCTACCGTCCTATTCCCAGTGTACGTCCTCCCCGGCTTGACCACACTGCCCGTAAACTTCACTCCCTTGCTGTAATGCTGGAAGTAGAACTTCTTTTCATTCAGTTGGAGGCCGACCTTTGCAAGTTCCGCCCTTATCCCCGGCATGGCACCAAGCAGCACCTGCTTGTCGGGATGGATAAGATACATATCATCCACATACCTGCCGTGATATGGGGTTATCCCCTCCATATACCAATCAAGTCCGTTCAGATAGAAGTTGGCAAATATCTGACTGAACAGATTCCCGATAGCGATGCCCTTGCCACGTTCGTTGCGGAATAAGGTCTTATGGTCCGGCAGTTGGTCGAAGAGTTTCTGCGGACTGCGCTTTTCGCAATCGAGCTGCGGTTCATGCAGGATAACCGTCTCGCACAGATACCGCACGTCCTCCTTATCCTCTCCTTGGTACTTCTCCAAAATAAAGTCGTCGATGAACCTTGCCATCAACTTCTTGTCGATGCTCATAAAGAATCCTTTCAAGTCGATTTTCATTATCCAGCAGTCCAACGTGTAATCCTTGGAGCAGGCTTTCATGTCTGCCTCCAATTGACGGATGCCATACAGTCTGCCTTTATCTTTACGGCAGTTAAAGGCGCGGTCGGAGAACACTTGCTCGAACAAAGGTTCAAGCCTTAAAGCGATGAAGTGATGAATCACTCTATCACGGAAATTGGCGGCAAACACCTCACGCAGACGCGGGCGCGTGACTACAAAGCAGATGGACGTGGAAGGCTTGTAGGTCCTGCGGTTGACGCTTTCGGTCAGACTGACGCACTCCGCCATCCAATTAAGCGAGAATCGCATGGCACTCTCGGTACCCCGTTTGTGCCTTAAACAATCCTTGTAAGCATCCCTCATGTCCATTACATCTACCATAACTGTTCCTCCATTGTTGCTGTGACCGGGCGAACGTAATTCTTATTCGTCTTGGTATTGTTGTTCATGTTGCCATACTGCGCATTGAAGTTCTGATTCCAAGCATTAGAAGAAGAGTTCTCCGAATCGCGGTCTGCTGTCTTAGTCTTAGGACTGAATGAGTCCGCTGACCCCATTAATAGAGAAACGCTTTTCATAATACACCGTAGCCTATTATATTCTGCTTTTAACCTCCGTTCCATACTTGGACGCGAAGGTATTTCTCAACGCTGTGCTCTGCCGTGCCACACTATCCAGCAATCTGATGAGGTGTGCCGCCTTATTCCGTCCCTTCAACCATCCTTTATCAATGGCGAGGGTGACGAGTATCTTCAAGGTTTCCAACTCCGAGATGAGTTGGTTCATATCGTTCAACGACTGCGTGCCCGAACTTAAATATGCCGACGCAAACAGCCTTAACATGGATATACAAGAGCGTTGCATCTCCGCGCCCACCACAAACCTGCTCCCCTTGGGCATATCCTCTACCGCTCCAACCGTAGCGTCAAGCAGGTCGGAGAGAACGTTGTAGAGACGGGTATGGGAAAGTTGTTGCATAATAGTTCAGTTTTAAAGGTTCATATTTAAATTCATTGTGTCAAAGGTAATCATTTTTAATGACAAAACAAAAATTAACATAAAATTTTGACTAAATAATTTGTAGGTTAAAAAAGAAGTATTACCTTTGCATCAATTTCTACTGCGCGTAGATAGAGCCGATGGCTCATGTCGTGGATTTCGCGGGGTAATTTCTACTGTTGTAGATATGTGCAATACTCGCGGTTTCCACGTGGATTTAAACGAAAAGTGATAAGAACGTAGGATCTGATTCACGAATGGAGCGTACTCGTAAGGGTGCGCTCTTTTTTTTCTTGGCCGAAAAATTTGCATATTCCAAAGTCAATCGTATCTTTGCATTGATTGTTTTTCAAGGATTTAAGGCTTATGGAATTATGCTTAGCAGTATTAAAACATTATTCGTGAGCATTGTGTCAGCGATAGCGGCATATTTGCGACCATTGGACGGGGAGTTGGAAACCATGCTCGCCGTGTTCTTCTGCAACTGCATTTGTGGACTGCTGGCCGACATCATCGGTCGTAACGGGGGTTTCAAGTTCAAGAAGGCTTGGAGATGCATCGTGGAGAGTATGGTATTCTTCGGCTTGGTCGGCTTTATCTACTTCATCGGGGACCACAAGGGGAATCCGTCGGGAGCCTTGCAATGCGTCTCTCTGATTTCCTATGCGATCATTTGGTTTTATTCCACGAACATTCTGAGAAACCTGGGCATTATCCTGCCCAATGAGACGGTTGGCCACAGATGTATCATGTTCCTTTATTATGTGGCATCGGTAGAATTCGTGAAGAAAATTCCTTACTTAGCGGACTTTATCGGAAAGGAGGCGCAGGATGAAAGCAAGTGATTCCATCAAGAACTTCATCAAGGCCAAGGAGAATCTTTCCTTGAAGGCTTACTACGACAGCAAGAACGTGATTACCATCGGCTACGGCCATACGGGTGGCATCAAGATTACCGATACCTGCACCAAGGAGCAGGCCGAGGCTTTCTTCAACAGTGACTGCGCGAAGTTCGAGGCACAGCTGAACGGATGTGTAAGCGACATCACGCTCACGCAGAACCAATACGATGCGCTGTTTTCCCTATTGTACAATATCGGCATCGCGCGTTTCCGACCTTCCACGCTTTTAAGACGGGTGAAGTCCAATCCAAACGATCCCGACATCCGCAATCAGTTCAACCGATGGGTCTACTGCAACGGACAGATTCTCGGAGGTTTGGTGACAAGACGCGAACAAGAGGCTAACTTATACTTTAAGGAATGAGAAAGTTATTACTGCTGATGATTGTCCTTCTGCTTGCCGGGTGCAAGACGAAATATATCCCCGTGGAGGTAAAGACCACGGAGACGGTGAAGGTACATGATACGGTGGTCGTGGTCAAGTTGGTTGTCTACCACGACTCCGTATCCGTGAGAGATACGTCCAACTACTTGAAAAACGAGTATTGCGAGACGTATGCAAATTGGGAGAACGGGGTCCTCCATCACTCCTTGAATACCTTGAAGGATGCCCACGTGGAAGTGGTGACGCAGATCAAGGAAATCGAGAAGGAGGTGGAGAAGCCTACCTACATCGAGGTCGAGAAGGAAGTGGAGGTGGAAAAGAGCCTCACTTTGTTCGAGAAGATATGTATGAATTTGGGCAAAGTGACTATCTTTGCACTGATAATTTTGATTGTTTATCTATTAACGAAAGGAGGCTATCTTGGGAAAATAAGAAAATGGGTCGGTTTGTAGAAGCCCCGACCCAAAACGCTTAGTATAACAAAAGTTTTAATTTGCGTCTGATGGATTATTAACATTCATCGGGCGCATTTTGTTTTATGGAATACAAGAATTTATTAGGAACAGTGCTGGAGGTCTGCTGCATGACGGAGGCGGACTTCCTTAAATCGAACCGCCAGGACCACGTGGATGCGCGTGCTATGGTGGTGCATATCCTCATCGAGGGAGGGTATTCGGAGAGGTATGTTTCCAAGGTGACGGGATTCTCCCAACAGCGGGTCAATTCGCTAAAGAACGGATTCAAATACCGAAGGAGTTACGAACTTACAATGAACTTACAAGCGGTCCACAAAAGACTATTGGAGGAACAAGCGGAATAGTCGGATATTTGCCATGCAACCGATATTGGTTGTGACTTAAAACTTATCAATATGGCAGATGAGAAAATGACGGAGAAGGTGTATTGTTACAATCATCCTTCCCAAGACAATTCGCTGGCCCTCGCAGCGATGATGAATCAGAACAAGGGCTGTGATCCGATGGCGATGGCCTCCATGATGAACGGAGGAATGAATGGTCAGTGGAACAATCCGTTAAAATAAGCGGATTTAAAACCTCGTGAATTGCTGGGAAACCCCAAGCGGACAATCAGCAGCCAAGCCATCGAAAGGGTGGAAGGTCCAACGACTATCGAAAGCATAGGGTAACACCGAAGAAGCGAGTAGAGTAGCCACCAGCGGTGGCGAAGTGCGAGGGCTACGGAAGTAGTGTGATATAGTCTGAACTTCATGGTAACATGGAGAGGGATAGCGGATGCGGCTATCCCGTAACACAATGTTATTTATTTAGTATGGATGATGTTCGCTGGCCGATTCTTCGGCAACAACGGCTGGGGCGGTGAAGGCAACGGCCAGGCCCAGCAGAACATCGAAGTGCAGAATCAGTTGGCTGCGCTGCGCTCACAGATGAGCGACAATCAGAACTCCAACTTGATCATGGATGCGGTTAAGGGTAACAACGCAGCCATCGGTCAGTTGGCGCAGACACTCAACTGCGACTTCAACGCTCTGAACAATGCCGTGTGTGACGTCAGAGCGGGTATCGACAAGGTAGCCGGTCAGGTTGGATTCTCGGCCGAGCGTGTTATCAATGCGGTGAACCTCGGTGATTCAAGTATCGTGAGCAAGTTGCAGGAGTGCTGCTGTCAGACCAAGACGGCCATCCTCGAGATGGGCTATCAGAACCAGTTGGCGAACTGCCAGCAGACGGGTACGCTCACGAACGCTATCAACGGAGGTGTAAACTCCTTGCAGAACAACCTCACGCATTTGGGTTTCGGTATGCAGCAGGGATTCACCAATTTGGGTAACATCACCCAGCAGGGATTCTCGTCCATCGGCTATGCCACCCAGCAGCAGACGTGCGAGATTTTGCAAGGTCAGCAGGCCAGCACCCAGCGTATCATTGATACTTTGAACTGCCATTGGAACCAAGACCTCCAGCAGCGTTACAATGACGCTCGTTTGGAACTTAGCCAATTAAAGCAGAATGAGACGCTGATCGCTGCTCTCAAAACAACCACTACTGCGTGAACTAACGGAGGTGCGGACACGTTATACCCATTAACGGAGGAATCCGCACCTCCTAAATCCAAACGAAAAAGAAAGAAGAAATGCAATTCAGAGAAGTAAAGCAAGGCTATTCCGTCTACCTGCTTGACAAGAGCCTTATGAAGGTGCAGCAGGTGAGGGTTATCGGGGTGGGTATTCCCTACAACGAGCCGCCCAAGGTGGGCCAGTTATCCAATATCAACCGATTGGTGGATGTCACCATCGAGCAGGAGGGAAGGAACCATGTGTATGCCATCCCCGAAACCGCCTGCGTGACGTATGCCGGAGAGACCGTCCTTTCCACCGATGCGGACGGAATCTTGCGGGAAGTCAAGGCGGTAAAGTCACAGAGTGAGGAAGTGCTGGCCTCGGTGGATGCCCACCGGGAGAAGGTCCTTCGCTGCGAGGAAATCATCGGGGAACTTGACACCGCCTACAAGGATAAGAAGGAAATCGACACGAGACTTAGCAAGGTGGAAACCTTCATGGCTGAAATGAGGGAGGACATCAAGGCACTTGTAAAAGAGTTAAAAGCATGATCCAGGTTGATGAATTGATAGAGCGCATGGAGTACATGCAAACACACGACTTCATGCGCTCTTTACTGATAGTGCTATGGAATCTCTAAAACGAGATTCAACACAGCACGCAGCACCTTATCCACTCTGCTCCAGTCCTGGCGGACGTATACATCCGTAATCTTATAAGGGCAGGAGTGCGCGAGGCACATCGCTACATCTTCCATAGAGAAACCGCAGTCGTTTCTCGCAATGGTAGCGAATGAATGTCTGGCGGTATACATTGTCAAGTTATCAATCCCTACCAACTCTCCAATCTTTTTCAACTGCTTATTAACTGCAAGGTTGAATCCATTATAGTTGGTGTATAGGTTGTTAAAACAAAGTAGATGTTCTTTCAATGGGTCTGCATATTTGTCGAGGTAAGGCTTTAGTTCCGGCTGTACCTCTACCGACATAAATGCTCCATCCGCTCGTTTCCGACACGTCTTGCTTCTGTTGTATTCTACTCGTCCGTTAATTGCCGATGCGCACTTAAACAAGTCCACCGTATTCATCCCGCACAGCATGAACGATATCGTGTAGATGTCGCGTGCCATTTCCATGTGATAGTTCCCTTCGGGTACCTTGCATCGGATAATCGAACGAATCTGTTCTACGGACAAATTGCGATGCTTGACCGGATTCTTTTTCGGCATGGAGTAATTCGCGAACGGATTACAGCGAACCGCAATCACACCTCGATCCTCGTCGTTATGCGCCTTCTTTGCCTCTTTGATAATTTTGGAGAGAATGACCATGTACCCACTAATACCAGAGTCGGTTAATTTCCGACCGGTACTTTTCGCTTTCTGCCCGCGTAGCCAATCCTCAAAGCGGACGATCATATTGCTCGTAATGTTATTGATAGGGCAGGAACGGGCACCAAGAAACTCTTCAAATCGGTTGAGCGCACACTTATAGGTTGTAGACCGCATCCGTCCATCGCTTATCATTTCGGCGATAACCCTATCTCCTTCCTCGAAAAAATCCACATCCTTTGTCTTATTCTCGAGCATCGCTTTCATGTGATCTGCAAGTTCCTTGGCTGAAAACAGCGAAACGCTGCGACCAAGTTTTACAAATTCATCCCTTACCTTCAACACCTCAATCATTACCTTATCGTATATCGGATTGCCCTTCTCTTTAAGTTCGAAGTTTTTCTTTGAGATAAGGCTTTCCGGTACAAAATAAGGGGTTTGAAGATAAGCAGACTTCCCTTTCTGCGAAATCCTTATCTTCACATTCCATGTTCCATCGTCTTTCTTTTGGTGGCGAAGGATCACCGCTTTCACTGTTGCCATATTCCCAACAAAATCATTGTAAAAGTTTCGATGTGATATCGTAAAACATTTGTAAATGTAGTATTCATAAATAGCACGATTATCATGCAGGATAATATTTCGTAATTCTGCGCTAAGTATAGCATACTCTGATAATCAGCGTATTTAGTGTATTTAAATGTTAAACGGTATCATAATCTAATTCTTTGTTTGTAACCTATTCAAAAACAGTTGTTTATAAAATCAATTTTCTTCTCCGTAAATTATTTGTAAATGTACGGCTTAAATTACTTCCTCGTCCACTTTTCGCCTAACTTTGAAGATGGCGCGGATATCACTACGCTGTACAATGAACTGCCCAAACTTTGTGTTGTCCGATGAGAGGATGATCGAGTTGGATGAGAAGAGGTTGTTGGCCAGCACACGCTTTATAACCATCTGCTTTCCATAAACCACGATAACTACTCCGTTTACATACTCCCACATAGATTCAGACACTCTCTCGGCAAGAACCTTACTGCCATTAAGAATGGATGGAGACATACTATCCCCTAAAACCTCAAACACAGCATAGTCGCCACTCGTCAGGTTTTCTCCCGCGTGTGCTACAATAGGGTAGGTATCATCATCCGGATCCTCTGCGCCATAAAGACTCTCGACGAAGGTAGCGGAAGCCTTTGCAGTAACCAACTTAACCGGGATGGTTGTTTCCAAGTTAGCCTTCGCAGCCTTTCTTGCAATCACTTCCATCACATCTTTAGGTATAGAAAAATCCCCTTCACCAATAAACATAGGTCCGCTTTCCTCCAAGAAGTAGTCCTTACTTGCCTGGGGGAACTTCTCAAAGAACGCACTAAGCTTATTCAGCGTAGGTTCGCACTCCCCAGCGCTCCACCGATAGATGGTCGACCTGGAGAACAAGTGAAGTTTAGCGTGCAAGTCATACTTGCTAATGTTAAGAGCTTCACACATCTTAAAGAATCTCTCTGTTCTGGTCATAGCCTATTATTAACAGTTTTTAATAGCCAATTTCTTGGTAGTTTCAAAAAACGGGACTAAATTTGCTCCCTCTTTCGGGAATTAATCCCAAAATTACTAATTATTTTCTTTAATTGATTCATTTATGGAGGCAAGAGGAAACTTGAACATACCGCTCCGTCTTTTGAAGGAGTACTGCAAGAGCAAGAAGGATAAGGAACTTCTCGCCTTTGCCATTGGTATGAAGTTGCTCTACCGCTCGTCCATGATGAATCATGTCACAAGTCGTAAGGTAGCCAGTGAGTTTCACATTGGCAATTTAAAGGCAATACGTCTTATCCACGCTGCCTACCAATCCAATCTTTTCCAACACAATTTTCGTTCCCTTACTGCATCCTGCATGAAGGATAAAGAGCTTAAATGCGCGAAAAATGGATTCGTGTATACCTCCGACATGTGCGTAAAATTTCACAAACAAGATTTTCAAGAGGGGAATTTCTCTCTTAAAAATATCGTCCGGAAAATTGACGAGGTTCTGATTTTGCAACCGATAAACTATCATGAAGAGCGGGAATCGGATAGCTTTAGATGCACTCATAAGAGACAAGGATGCTATGCCGGTGAACCATTTTCATCATCTTATAGGAGATTGGGGCAATTTGCAGGAATCAGTCGTTATTCCGCACGAAGAGTAGTCAAGCGCCTGGTGGCAGAGAAAAAACTGGAAGTTCGTTCTTTCAAGCTCACCTTTGCCGTTCCAGTATGCTCAACTGAGGCATTACATGAATACTTCAAGACGCATCACAACTGCTCTATTATTGTCAATCCTTACGATGGCTCTGGTTGGATGAAGGAACCTACCTACTATCGAATCATCGACCGCGGGGTTGAGTCTATCTTCCGCCATGTCATTTGGAACAATGAAAAGCGGATTGCACGTCAGGAAGAACGAGTTTGGGAGGATGATATTCTTCCAGATTGTAATTCTTATTGGGCCAAGTTTGGCTGACATTTTTTTTTGAGCGATTTTAAAACGCCCAATTAATCTCCCAGCACTCGTATCTAAAGGGTTAAAGCGTATGGGTGCGTGTGTGCGTATATGTACACGTATATACGCGATAATATATTATATACACACGTATACACACGTATGATAACGCATAAACCACGATAGATAGAAGATAGGGGAGTTAGAGGGGAAAATGCTTAGTTATCGTGCGCCGCGAAAAAAATGAAGAGATAGATAACCCTTCTCTACGTTGAAGGAGATCAGAGATAGAGATTCCTGATCTACGCTCCCCACACACTAAGTCCCAGTTATCGGCATCATGCAATGCTGTTGGTCTGCGGTCATTTGTTGTCCAATCCAGGAGGGTGCTACCTGCCTACGCACTACACATCTACATGCCCTGCGCATGGGTTATTATATATACATGCGTATAGGTATGGGTGGTGGCCGCATTTTTTAACTAAATTGCAAATTTTCGCATTTTAAGGCGATTTAAGCAATTTTCTCACTCTCGATGATAACTTGTATATCTTTTGCGTAGAAAATCGAAATAACGGCATTTCTGAAAGCGAGAGAGCCATGTATTCCCGGTGCGCTAAATCCGCAACCTATGTTTATGGTTAGAATCAGAATGTAAACAAGTCAATGATCGCGTCTAAAGCAGGATGAATAATAAGCGAGCAATTTTAAGGCGATTTAAGCAATGCTTGGTGTGCTTGCGATAAACTTTAAGCATCCGCCACTTAAAGCCTCTTACATGGCTTTAAAATGTGTTTAGAGGCGATTAAGCGCGTCCTATGCCAGGCTTCTCGCAATAAGGTGGATGTGGATAGGTAAGCCTACCAGCACGCATCCTCTATACTCTAAAATTCCTAAATCACTACAAAATTAACCACTGATTCCCTGCTTTCCTCCCCGACTTCGTAAACAAAATCACAGTACGTGCTGTTAGTAGAAGAGAGAGGGATAATCCCATTTGTCTGCGCTGCATTTGCGTCCGGGAAATAGGCGCGAGCGACCTCTCAAATTCCTGATACATAAAAACATGTTGTGAAACATATTAATGTTTCAAACTTTGGGACTAAATTATTTGTTTAATCCCAAAAAATGAATTAACTTTGTATCGTTGTTAGAGCAGGGAACTGCAAAACAACAGCGCGAAACAAAAGATTTACAAAAATAGGATTTTAATTTGGGAAAAGCAAGCGAAACTCGCGAAAAAACTTCGGTGCGATGCAAGTAACCGGCTCTTCCCACAACCCGGCTGAAAGATGATAGTAGCGATGAATGATGAAATCCTCGGTCGTCTGGTAGACCGGATATTCCTTCTCGGGGTAAGTCAAGGAGAAATCAGAAGCGGAAAGCGACCTGCGTACATCTCCAAGAACAAGGCTTACCTCCAATATGGAAGGGCGAGCGTGGATAAGTGGATAAAGTCCGGCATCGTCAATGTGGGCCAAGATATAGACCCCGAAAAACGAAGGACGATCGTCAGACTGAGTGTGATAGAGCTGGAGGCAGCAGCTGTGAAGTGCAATATTCTTCGCGATCTGTCTCCGAATGACGAGAGCGAGATTAAAGCTCTCTCAACATTGTAGAGGATGTATTTCCCTTGCTATTTTAGCATCCTCGCGGTTAGTTCTTTGACGTATTGGCAAATTTGAGGGTCGGCTGCTTACCCTGATGGCGCAAATCTCACCGAGAGAGGACGCAAGCAGCATCGTGTAACGAACGTGTGAAAGGGAGGCTAACAGATAGCCACACGCAAAGCACCATGAAAAATAACGTATGTTTAAACTAAGCAGCCGTATGGCGGCTGTAAAGATTATGATAACGCATAAATGCTTAGCATTTTAACATATACCCCGTGATCGCCTCTATGGGCGGTGAACGTACCCATCGGAACACGCACGGGGACTAAGAGCGGGCCAAGTGCCTTCTTGGTTATAAGGAAGGAAAGTAACATTAGGAACGAATCCGCTCGAAACTATTGCAAGCCGTGTTTGCTACGGTCCTCATAGATAAAAGCAAGTAGAGACCCGCCCACTTATGTGGCTCCTGGAACTTCGGACGAATTGCAAGATACAGACGACGATTCCTTATTGAAGCTCTCGCACGTACAACTCGTGGTAATGACTATTGGAGGTCGCGAGAGTACTATAGTTAAGCTTATAATAGCAAGCGTCGCCGGGTACGCAGTGCAACGCTGTACGGCAAAGACGAACTACTATAAATTAACACCGCCTTTTAAGGCAGGTGTGGAGATTCAGAAAAGAAAAGCTTCTGTCATGGTGGTACGTGAGTATAGCCATGCGTTTTTTAAGTATTAGTTTTATGATCGAATTAAGAGACTACCAAATGGAGATCGCGCAGAAAGCCTGCGCCACACTCCTTAACCTCCAGATTGTCTATTTGGCAATGGAGGTAAGAACCGGTAAGACGCTTACAGCGCTTGCCACTGCGGAGATGTTTGGAGCCAAGCGAGTTTTGTTTGTGACGAAACTGAAAGCTGTTCCAAGCATACAAGACGACTATGCAAAATCTGGTGTGACGTTCTATATGGACGTAACCAATTACGAGAGATTACAAAATTGCTCCAACGATTATGATCTATTCATCGTCGATGAAGCACATACGATAGGTGCGTTTCCTAAGCCAAGTCAGCGCACCAAACACTTGAAGGATTTGGTTGGCAGTAAGCCACTCATCCTTCTTAGTGGTACCCCGACTCCGGAAAGTTACTCGCAGATATTCTTTCAGTTTTGGATCAGCGAGAACTCTCCGTTTAAGGAGCTTTGTGGTTGCAGCACGCTCTCCTTCTATAAGTTCGCTAAAATCTTCTGCGATGTAAAAGAACGGAAGATTAACGGATATATCGTTAGAGACTATTCAGATGCTCGCGAAGAGGAAGTGAAGGCTGTTATCGACGGATATATGATATCCTACACGCAGCAGGAGGCTGGGTTCGAAGTGAAGATTAACGAGCATGTGCTCGAATGTCAATCACTCCCCGAAACGGAATCCATCTTTAAAAAATTAAAGAAGGAGCGCTGCATCAACGATATGTACTCAGGGCTTCAAGTCCTCGCGGATACTCCGGCAAACTTACTGAATAAGTTAAATCAGATATCCGGAGGTACTGTGATTGACGTGAACGATGTTCCGCGAATCCTCGATCCTTTCAAAGCTAAGACGATAGCCGAGAAATTCAAAGGGCAACGGATTGCGATATTCTACGTATATCAAAGTGAGAAGTCTTTGCTTCTTGAATACTTCAAGGATGAAGTGACCACCGTACCCGAAGATTTCCAAAATGGAAAATCGCGAGTATTCATCGGTCAGGTTCGTTCCGTAAGAGAAGGTGTCCGCCTGGATAAAGCGGATGCTATTATCTACTACTCGATGGAGTTTTCTTACCTATCCTACGAACAAGGTCGTAACCGCCTTATCTCAAAGGAACGCGAGAAACCAGCAAATGTATGGTTCGCGGTCTCGCAGATGGGTCTCGAATCGAAAGTCCTTGAAGCTGTACATGATAAGAAGGACTTTACATTATCATACTATAACCGACACCAAAACCTACGTGACTGAAAAAATCTTAGAATCTAAGGTACAAGAGAAAATTGTAAAGAGATATAAGCAGGAAGGCTGGATGGTCATTAAAATTGTACTGTGCAGCCTTTCTGGTTTTCCTGACCTTATGTGCCTTCGTGATGGAACGGCGCTCTTTATTGAAGTGAAGCGGAAAGGTGAGCGACCCCGACCGCTACAAGTATTCGTGCATGATATGCTACGTAAGTGTGGCTTTGAAGTTCTTGTGTTAGACGAATGAAAAAGAATAAGACGAGAATCTTCATTAAGAATGAAGGCTACTACCTACACCTTGCTTATAAAACCTGCGAAATGCGCTACTACCAAAACGATATGGTGTGGCTACCCAGGTACTACTCTCTTTGTGTGGCTCCTGCAATGAGCGGTTGGTCAACACATGAGAAAGAGCGATATCTAAGCCATCCGCTTTATCGAGATATCCCGATATTGGAGTATCATAAGCAGGATGTGGAGATTGCCGCTGTCCTTGCCGCATGGACCAACTTTGGCCGTAAAACGACCATGCCATCCAAGTGCGCAGCGTTAAAGAGGATACTTACAGAACACCCATATCAGTCGTTGATGTGGCAAGATTATAAATACTGGAGATATGATGTACTGGAGCCTTGCTTTTCCCGGTACATCTACCAAGATCTCCTTGACCTTTACGACCGACTTTGGAGAATATATCGAAAACACAAGGACCTTGAAACTGCGGTTGAGTTTGCGATGCGAAAGAAGCAAGTCGACCACGTTCAGGCCATTCTCCTTCTCTTCGAGGGTGTGAACGGTTTTCGCCCGAACAATCCCGACACCCTTTTTCGTATCAATATGATGTACCGATGGCTGACGCTCTCTTATAGAGTAGACATCGGAATATGGCACGTAGTGAATCCGAGAGATTTACATGTAAGCTTACGTGCCTCTGACATCAAAAAACTCCCGAATTTATCCGCGTTTAAAAACCTTACACTAAGCTCGAAAAACTTTCAAGAGGTGGTGGATAATGCAGCGAGGGCATACTTTCCGCGTTGTCCGGCGGTGATGGATTACATCATCAAATGGAAGACAACCCCTGGCCTTTCTGCTAAAACAAATTTCCAGTTTAATGTTGCAGTCAAGAGTTATTCTAACTTTCTGACAAAACTTACTGGAAATGGTTCAAACGGTAAAGATTCTACATACACATACAGACGTATAAAAGAGTTTCAGTAGATGAATCCGATATGTGTTTTTGTTCACATGTGCTTAAATGCCTATGTTCGTGAGAATGTGGGCATTTTGTTTTGAGCTTATTTTAACAGTTATATATAAAGAGATCTAATTTCTACGATTTGCCGGTGCGGTTCGTGAGAATCACATCGGCTTTTTAAGAAGTAAACTACTTAGCACAACATAATCTTAGCAATGAAGAACAAGTATTTAATCAGAGCAATTCAGGTTGTGTATCCGAGCGGGGTACACGACAAGATACTCTTCCAGTCTCCAGTTCTTGTGGAGAACCTGGAAACCTATCGGAGTGAAAAGAAAAAAGCCTATAATTGCGTAGCCGTAAACCTTACCTATACAGAAATACCTAATGAGCAATTACGAACTACGCAAAATGCTTGAAGCCGATTTGGATAGTTTTGCGAAGGAACTTGAAGAACTTCGTAAAAGACCAGATGGGTACCTTGACGACTACGAAGATGATAGGGATATCATAGTAGCCAAAATAGAAGCTGATATTAACGACACCAATAAGATGCTCGATGAACTCGATTGGGAGGAAGATGAAGAGGCGCAAGATAGAGCCTATAAAGAAGATGCCGAAGAGAAACGAGCGCTTACTGTTGGACTTGGAATATCAAGATTCTGCTGATTGACACGATTTCTAAACCTCAACATTTACGCATGAAAGAATTAGTCGAAATTCAGTGCAAACTGAAAGCACCTAAATCACGACGTAGTTTGTTCGGAAACTACATGTTCCGTTCCTGCGAGGATATCCTCCAGGCGGTGAAACCTATCCTTAGCAAGGCTGAATGTACGCTCACCATCAGTGACAATGTTATAGTTGTTGCCGATAGAGTATACGTGGAGGCAATTGCCACGATTACCAACTCAAATGGCGAGACTGTTAGCTCTACCGCATATGCTCGAGAGCCATTGGCAAAGAAAGGATTTGATGAGACGCAGTTGACCGGCATCACATCATCTTATGCGAGAAAGTACGCATTAAACGGACTTCTTGCGATTGATGATAGTGTTGACGTGGATGCGATGCAGAAAGAATCGGAGGCATCCGAGGAAAAGAGCAAGGAAACGCTCGCGAGAGCATTGGCGGAGATTGAGAAAGCAAAAGATGTCAAGGTGCTTTCTGCTATCTACAAAGATTACATCGGTATGATGAACGAGCAGGATAAGCAGGAAGCTACTAAGTCGTTAACCGCAAAACGTAAAGCGCTGGAATATGATAGAGCTTAAAAAATCCCCCGTCATATTTGACGAGCCTACCCATACTTATACCTTAGATGGGGTTATTCTTAGCGGTGTGACTTCCATGCTGACTAAGATGATCTTTAAAGATAAGTATTCTGGAGTTCCTAAGAACATTTTAGATCGGGCAGCGCAGCACGGCTCTTATGTGCATCATTGCCTTGAACTCGCTGATACGTTGGGTGTAGATACGCAATGCCCCGAAGTCACGCTTTACCAGCAGAAAAGAGACGAACTTGGTTATGAGCATATAGCCAGCGAGTTTCTTATTTCCGATGAAGAGAATATTGCATCAAGTATTGATAAAGTATTTATGAAAAATGGCAATATCTACATCGGTGATGCAAAGACCACTTACAAACTCGATGAAGAGTATCTGAGTTGGCAGTTGTCCATCTACGCATACCTCTTCGAGAAACAGACCAAAATTAAGGTGAAAGGCCTTATTGGAATTTGGCTGCGCGATAATAAAGCCAAGTTCATTCCGATAACCCGCAAATCCGATTCCTCGGTCAAGAAGTTGATCAAGTGTTATGTGGATGATACACCTTTCGAGGAAGCGAAATTGCCCGTCCGCAAAACATCGCAGCTCCCCGACCAGTATGCAGAGATTGAAGGATATATAGAAGATATCATGTCGCAATACGCATACTGGATGGAAGAGAAGAAGAAACTTACGGAAGGTGTGATGAAGGAGATGGTCAAGCGAGGTGATTATAAGTGGGAAGGAGATTGTGTGACATTCATCCGCAAGAAGGATTCCATCCGCACATCGTTCGATGCTGCATCCTTTCAAAGGGAACATCCACTTCTCTACCAGCAATATCTTAAAGAAACTCCCGTAGTTGGGAGTGTAACCATAAAAATCAAAGATAACTAATATGGCAAATAACATGGTAGGTCGCATCCTTAATATAGGACAGACCTTAAACACTCCATCGAAGGATGGTTTAAAGACGTATTCGTCGCGCATGCTTGTCTTGGACTGCACAACTACAAATTCGTCCGGACAGATATTTGAGAATACACCGCAGTTTGAGTTTGAAGGCAATCTTTGTCAGGAACTCGATAAGTTCACACAAGGACAGATTGTACAAGTGACGTTTGAACTTCGTGGCATCAAGTATACAAGCAAGACCACCGGACAGCCTGGAATTTTCAATAAGATTCGTCCTTATAAGATAGATCTCTATCAGGCAGGATACGGAAATGCTATTGCCACTCCGCAGCAACCCGCGCAGCAGCCTGCGTTTCCTCCGCAGCAGCCCAATTACCAACAACCGCAGGGATTCCAACCGCAGGGATTCCAGGGGGCATATCCTCCGCCTGCGCAGCCAAACTTTCCTCCGCAGGGTAGGAAGGAAGAATTGCCATTCTGATTATGATGTACGATTTGCGCAACCCGCTCCATCGCGAGAATTTCAAAATTAAGGTTGAGAAGTTATTGCAGAAGAAGGGGATTGTGGAACTGACAGAAAAGAAGGAGAGGCGATCCCTCGCTGCTAACGCATATCTTCATGTGATTCTTTCGTATTTCGCGGCAGTGACTGGGAATACGTTGGGATACGTGAAGTTGAATTACTATAAGTTACATTGCAATTCCGAAATCTTTGTAGTGGAGAGCGATGATAAGTTGATTGGAAGGACTCGGACTATTCGCAGTTCTTCCACACTAACAAAGGATGAGATGTCGCTATCCATAGAAAGATTTCGGAATTTTGCATCGCAGGAGGCAGGCATCTACATCCCATCCGGAGAAGAGAGTCTTGCACTCCAGCAATGTGAGATTGAGATAGAACGAAACAAGGAATTTTTATAAAAGGACGAAATTATGACAGCACCACAATGGTTTGAAGCTCAAATCCGTTACGAAAAGACATTAGACAACGGAATGAACAAGAAGATTACCGAAACGTATTTAGTGGATAGTCTTTCTTTCACGGAGAGCGAGAGTAAGACAATAGAAGAAATTTCCCCGTTTATCAGTGGTGATTTCACTATCCACGCAATCAAACGCTCGAACATCAGCGAAGTCTTTAACGATGGTGAAGAGGAAGATCCTTACTACAAGGTAAAGGTAGACTTTATCACGCTCGATGATAAATCGGGGCTGGAAAAGCGAACGCCCTCTTATTTCCTGTTAAAGGCTCCCTCTATGGATAAGGCAGTTCCCTTATTTATCAAGTATATGAGCGGAACGATGACCGATTACGAAATCGTAAAAATTGAGAAAACTGCTATTCTTGATGTGATAGCGCATGACTCGAGAGCATAATGTTTTTATACTATACAACCAGATTGTAATTTTTGCATCAGATGTTAGCGAACATCAAAACCTTGTCGGTTCGTGAGGATAGGCAAGTTTTATTAGACTTTAAACTGACACTAATGGCAAAGAAGAAAAAAATCGCCCGAACAACATTTACGTTCCGTATATCTTGGTGGCAGGCTATGAAAGACTGGCCCGAAGAGCGGAAGCATCGCATCCTTGACCGCATCATAGGATACGCGGAGACCGGGGATGCCCCTACTGACCTTGACGATGAGGATATGACCACGTTTAGTTTTATTCGCTCCGAAATAGATGCAGAAAGCGAGAAACCGAAACGCGGAAAGAAAACTGATAGTGGTCCATCTACACTTGCAGCTGCGATAGATAATGAGCAATCAAAGAGCATCATATCTCAAAGTCGCGATATCTTCTGCTCGTATTATAAAGGATTGACGAATGAGGATTACTACTGGGCCGCGAAAGACGCTGGCAGCATGAAGTTAATCCTGAATATGCTCCGATATGCGAGAAAGCAGAAGGGGTTACCGGATACAGATGAGGGAGTTCTTGAAGCGCTTCATGTGCTGCTTAACTCCATAACCGATAAATGGATCATCGAGAATATGTCGGTCTCCATCGTCCTTAATAAGTACAACGCTATTGTATATAACGCAAGAAATGGGTCAGCTGAAAGAAATAGTTCAGACAAGCGTCGAGCGAATGAGGCAGTCGTCAAGTCGATTGCCGGTGGTCTCGCTGAATAAGGTACTTTCCCATTTCCCTGCGAGTGTTAAGAGTGCAGGTGATGTGATGAGTATCTATTCTCCTAAGCAGTGGGGATATGTGATGATGAATAAGGAGAAGGCTTACTCCTGCCAATGCCCGACTGTTTCTGACGTAAGCCTTGCTTATGGCCCACAAATCGCATCCCAGTGGATTAGCATACAAGTTGCCGCTCTTTTTATTGCGAGCGCAAGCAGGGATGAAGGGATGGCGGATAGCATTAAACTGTTTTCTGAGAGTTTTGCGGTAGAGGTCGGTAATTTCAAACTCACCGAACTAATGCTGTTTTTCTCCAGGTACCGAGCAGGTAGATATGATGGTTCATACACTCAGTTCGACCCACACCGCATTGGTTATTGTTTCTTTAAGGAGTTTATTCCGGAACGGAGTATTGAACTGGATAGGATCATCCGAGAAGAGGAACAGAGGAAAATTGAACAGCGTAGGTTTGTTGCTCCGCCTGGTGTTTCATCTTATGAAGCCTATCAAGAGGCAAAGCGAAAAGCAGCAGAAGGGGATGAAGAGGCAAAACGATTACTCAAAGGTCCATGTTCGTAAGAGTCTACTTTCGCACGCGGAACTACGGAGAAATACGCAAAATTATCCGTAGGTTTCGGTTAGAGCCTGACATCTCGGTGAATTATGAGACGCAGGGTAATGTGAAGGAATCCGATCTCTCGCTGTTACAAGAAACTGCAAATAGGGGATTTATAGAAATAAGGAAATAGTAAAATGAGAAAATACTCAAAAAGTATTTTGGCTATATACTCTTTTAGTTATGTACATTGAAATTAATATTGAGGAAAACGAAGTGTATTGGATTGAAAGAATCCGTAAGATAATGGCCAAGGCGAAAGATGATGGAAACTTGGTTGTTGCTTATAGTGAGAATACAATAGGTAAGGATGGCCACCACGAAGTAGAGGTGACTACTCCCGATTTGAGGATGTCTGTTACAAGAACGGATTATCTGGCTTTTTACAATTACATTAAACCAATATCACGATGAGCGGATCAGACCTTGTACAGACACGCGCAAATGTATCTTACGTAATCGCAGACCTTCTTGAAACCAATCTCGTTGAGATGAGTGAGTATCTTAATAAGCATGGATTCAAGTTAAAGCAGGAGGCAAAGATGGAGTTTAATAAGGCTCTTCACGCAACTCGCGCGATTCGTCGAGATGTACGTTTTGCCAGTATGCAGACGCAGGAGGATTATGCGGATGATTCCGACATCCTCAACGCTTTGGTGATGGTCTTGATCGACCGCATCGGTGACGACAAGAACATGGCTTATAACATCTACGAGTATCTGAAAGGCCTACCTTCAAAGGTTGGGCTTGATACGGATTACGATGGAACCTTTGAGTTCGTGTTCAAGAAGAATCATTTAAAACTTAATACCCTTGCACGATGAATAAAGAAGAACTGATTGATAGGGAAGTGGAGCGGTTAATGCAGTATCCTCCATATCTCTCTCCTAAAATGCGGATGCAGCAGGTTCGAATGTTCTTTATGGAAGGCATGAAGTTCGCGGAGAAATACCCTTCCAAAGAGTTGGTAAGCCATCTGCGTTTCCCAACTGAGTGGATCAGCGTTAAGGAGTTGCTTCCGCGACCAAACGAAGAGGTGATGGTATGGGATTGTAAGAGGTGTATACGTTTTACCGCTTATATAAGTTGGGAAACCGGTGAATGGGAATCCTGCTATAAAGACGTTTCCGTACCTTCATTCGAAATAGATTATTGGATGCCGCTACCATACGGCCCTGGTTTTAAAGGATTTTAGAGACGATATGACAAAAGAGGAATACTATCAGAAGAAAGAGGCTTTGGAAGAGAAGTATAAGCATGATGTAGATATGCTGGCGATAAAGTACGCTCGCTCCAACCAAAAGTTTTTTATCGGTGATGTTATTCAAAACCGATACACGAAAAGGACTATCCTTATTGAAGAAGAGAAAGTAACATGGTCAGGTGCCGAGGGTATAGCAGAAATGGCCTATGTGGGGCATTTGTTTAATAAGAAAATGAAAGAACGCAGTAGGTATGAGTGCATCTTCGAGAGTGATGCAGAATTATTAATGGACAAGACACAGCGATCGAAATGAAAATAGAATTTAAAGAGGCATTGCATATCAGTGGGAGTAAAGGTTATGTAACCATCTACGATTCCAACATAGAAGGCTTGCATAAGAGAGAGGAAGTCTCTCGTAACTTATGGGGATTCCCGCTCAATAGAACGTATGAACGCTACATCTACCGCAAGAAGGTCTATAAGACCCTGGAAGAGGTGATACCTTTAATCGAGAAAGAGAAAGGAGGCAAGTATGAAGATAATAAGAAATAACATCTTCCCCTTCAAGGGGTTCAAGGCGGTGAATATCTTCGGATATTTGTTCTGCCGAAAGAACGCGGTTATCAAGCAACAGACGATAAACCACGAAAGCATCCATACAGCGCAGATGAAGGAACTGCTCTACGTTCCCTTCTATCTGATCTATTTCTTTGAGTGGTTATACCGATTGTGGGAATACCGAGAGTATGGCAGTGATGCTGCCTATCAAGGAATCTCCTTTGAGCGAGAGGCCAACGAGCACCAGTGGGAGGATGGCTATTTATCCACACGTAGACATTTTGCGCAATGGAGATAAAGCGTAGCAATACCATATCAAACAGAGGTGAGTTGGAAAACCTTGAAACTTACAAGGTACTCAAACGACATGGATGGGAAGTGGCCTACCGCACGGATTGGTGGTTTTCGCAGCCCATCTACTATGATGAGATGATAAGATACCTTGCCTTCATGTTCCAGGCAGGCACCGGCAAGGAGATACGAGTTGGCAATGATTTGCGTAACGACCGCCAGCAGATGTGGTACGCGATGCTCTGCTATATGTGTGACCGCAGAGTGGCAGCGGAGATTGATGAATATTATAAGAAGAAAGAGAATGACAGGTGTAGATAGTTTGATTGGCGGATATTATTCGCTGTATAACGCATTTGATGGAATAACGGTCAGTGGTTGGCCCTATCCTAAGGGAGTTATTAATCAGTATTCCCGTTTCCACAAGCAGAAGCAGAAGGATCGGAACAAGAAACGAACTCAAAAGGCATCAAGACAAAAGAATAGAAGATGAGAAAGAAAGTTGACATCGACATCTATAAACGCTCCGTGTTTTTCCTTTTTGGACCAATGGACGAGTTACTGCGTGACTTAATAGAGTTAAGCGGAGAGAATAAAAATGGGTTTGATAATCTCAATCTCTTAATCAGAATCGTGGGAACGCAGTCGCATGATGCGGTATCTGTTGCTTGGAGAGGTAATATTTATATCTATACTCCGAAAGCAGTAGAACTACCTATCGCGGTTCATGAGTTGAGTCATGCGGTACATCTCATTTTTGAGGAAGTAGGTATGGATTTGAGCGACACGGAAGCGTATGCCCACCTATTGGAATACCTCTTCCGTGAATGGGAGGATTGGAATGTTTTATTGGAGGGAAAGGAATGATATTAATGACAAGAGAATCATGGGAAAACTCCCAATTATCCGTTGCGAAATATTCGCGAGGCATAAGGATGAACGGCACAGAGTATTGGGTAGTGGATAGGTTTGGCAAGCGATTCACGGCAATCGGGCCGAACGAACCTGCTGACTTGGTGAATGTGAAGTATATCCAGGTCTACAAGAAGGTAGGCAGAGAGCGTTTTATTGAAGCGTTGAAAAAAGATAAATCAATCAACTCCATCAATACTCTATTAAGAGCGTTAGGGATGGAAAAGAAAAACAGTAAGAGTTATGAGCGTAACACAAGAGGACTTTTTGAAGAATCTCCCGAAGGAGAAATTGGAAAAGATTAGCGAATTTATGTGCAGTACTTCCGAAATGGACCCGCACACGATTCAAGTGTCCGATGGCCCCGTAGAAATCTGCGTATCAGATGAAAAGGTGAGCGTTATCTATAACGATGGTGGATGGCACAACATTAAGGAGAATCGTCCCGAAGTAGGTAAACGTGTGCTTATTGCCACCGATAAGGGAATCAGCATTGCGATTTTTGCCGGGTATTTTACGGGTCAATACTTATGGTCGAGTAACGATCTTATAACGGGTAATATAACGCATTGGCGATTCCTGCCCGACTTACCTAAGAAGGAGGAATAATTATGGAAGTGGATAGAAAATCTTTCATTAAAGTGGTGGCCGAGCATCGGTATTATGCCTCCAAAGTTGCCTCCGATGCGTTTGCGGACGGAGCGAGATTTGCGGACGATAATCCCGATTGGAGAAGTCCGAGATGCAACCGCCCCGAAGATTGCAGATTCGTGCTTGCGTTTACCAAGGCAGGTGATTTCATGGTTTGCTCTTATCTAAAGGATAAGAAGGTATGGTTGGATAATCACGATAACGAAGTAAAAGACGTGGAATTGTGGATGCCCATACCCAAGTTACCCGCATTGGCAATTCAAGACTAACCATGAAAAAGCGTAAACCCGAATCACTCTCGAAATTCAGTCGGAGAGCGAAACCTGCGGAGTGTATCACCGCAGTGGATTGCGCGATTAAGGATGGTAAGGTTGTGCCGATTTCACTTCCTTACCCTGCCTTGACCGAGTACGGAAAGAAGAAGGAACAAGAAATGTTTAATAGAATAAGAGAATGGAAGAATTGGAAGTAAAATCAATGCTGACAGATAGCCGCATCCCCGAGCAGTACAAGCTCGGTGGACGCCTGTCAAGTGAGTTTTTGGATGGTGTGGACTACGCAGAGCAGCGCATCATGGAGAAAGGTGTGGAAGTGTGGCTGGCAATAGATTCCGAAGGAGACCTTAAAGGATTCTTCGATAAGCCCGTTTTTGACCCCGAAGAGGAAATATGGACTGACAATCCTGGAGCAATAGGTAACGGTCCTGACTTCTTTTTAAATGAAGACGATTTTCCAGAAGTAACCATCGAAAACTCTCCCGTCAAGGCGAGAATAATATTGGAGGACTGAATATGAAGAAAGCGGAAAGAATTTGGATAGCGCGTGATTGTGAAGGTCTTCATGCGTTTATTGAGCAGCCGATAACAACCGAAGTACCACTTGAAGGCGACCTTTTATGGCGATATAAAAATGGAGCTATAGCAGACTTCGATTTGGATTTTAGAATGTTCCCAGAAGTAACTTTTGATAACTCTCCCGTCAAGGCGAGAATAATATTGGAGGACTGAATATGAATTTCTATATTTATTGCACTGACGGTAATTTTATCAAGAGTGGATATGATAAGAAGATTAAAGAATCCGGTTTAAAATTAAAGCCACTCGATCCCAATGACGAGAATGGACCGATTTACGGGTGTGAATTCTGTATTGATTTAACGTCTATGAAAGACTTCGTAAAATTAAAAGAAGCACTTAATTGCGAACTTATTCTGACGGATAATCATGCGATAGAGATATATAACGATTTTAGGGAATAGAATATAGTATGAATAGAACAGAAGTAACAGTCGACGGAATTTTTACCGTAGGCGAGTTGGTCGAGGAATTGAAAAAGGTTCCTGCCGATTATGAAGTTTTTGTCAACACGCAAGACGGAGCGTTTTATCAACTCAGTAGTTTTGTCGTGTGCCCCGATACCGAGGACATTGAATTAGGTAGTTGATATGGCACAGTTCGTAACAAAGGATTTCGATACCTTCGCCTGCGCTGCTCCTTCAAGTGCTTTCCGCATGCACAAGCCGAAGTACCCGCTTACAAGAGCGGACCTAAAAAGGATGCGCACCAAGTTGAGAGTAGAGGTTAGCGGAAGGTCGCTTATTCGCATCGTATATTTTACGGAGATTGAGAGTTTATTTCTCGTCGAGACGTATAAATACGATGGGACCATGCTGTGGGTAGACAAGTTATTGGATTCCTACTACGTTTACAAAGATAAGACCTATCGTGATATAGATGAACTTTTAGATAGAATTAATATGGAGGTAAGTTAGCGTATGTTATGGAAATTCGGATTAATATTGGTTGTGCAGGTGATATTAGAGATGATAATTCTCGACATCAGCGTTAGAAACAATATACCACCGCATATCCACCTTGCCATTTCTATGGGTGTGGCTTTCGTGGCGGTGTTTTATGGGAATTATTTGACAATTAAGCATTTTAGAAACAAAGATAAGGAGAAAGAGCAATGACAGACATTAGAGAAGAAGAAAAGAAAGAGGTCGCGAGAAGAGAGAACGAAGTCCTTGAAGCAGCGAAGGAATATGCACAAGCCAATTCTCGCAAGGTTATTGAAAGACATGTAGAGAAAAGCGAAAAGCAGGCTTCTTTTGATATATACCATTGGAAATATTCCGACTGCATACAATCGTTCAAAGCTGGAGTGGAATGGGGAGTACTCCATCCGCAATGGATTGACGGAAAGAAATTGCAGCCGAACGACATGATACCCGTCTTGGTTCGTGATATAGATGGAATGATGTATGCCTGCGAGTATAATTCCAAGTATGATGAGTTTTTGTTCTCGGTTAACAGAAAACTGCATAGTGTACCCGGAGTTACCCATTGGATGCGACTTCCTGGTTTTGCGTTTAAAGCGGATTGATTATGATAACGAAACGTGACAAGCAGATTTTTTCTGCATCCAACAAAGAGGGCTTTTACGCTTTCGGCAACCATGCTTTCAGACGTGGAGCGTATTGGAGCAGCAGGCATCCTTGGTGGCATGAAGTGAAAGACGAAATGCCCAAAGAGGAAGTAATCGAGCAATTATTGCTGCGTACCGAAGATGGCCGAATGACATTGGGCAGTTGGCATGACGGAAAGTTCGGAATGTTGTTCGCTGGTGTGGTAACACACTGGATGTATGTGTGGCCACCCGAGGTGGAGGAAGGAGGTGAGGAATGAGTGATGATTATGCGCATATCAAGATACAGCGAAGGAGAGAGGCGTTCGTCGCAAATTTTAGGCATCATGCTTTTAATCTGTGTCGCTCACATCAAACGGCTCATCAACTTGTGGAAATATACGAAAAAGGGCTTGATGATGTTCGTGGCTATCTTGTAGAGAATCATGCTGATGCAGCAGTACCCTACTTGTTATCCGAATTTAAATCACGGATGAAGTATTACGATAGTGATTTACGGAATGAACGTATCATAGATGCGTACAAGCAAGGGCTTAATGATGGACGTTTCTATGTTTATTGCAAGAAAGGAGGTAGTATATGACACGAGAAGAGATGATTACACATGAGGCTATTGTGTCAGCGATAGCCGATACGGGCAAGGGTAGGTCAAGAGATGGTTATTACATCAATGCTCTTGCCGACCACGAGAATGGATTCAAGGAAGGTTTCATTGCTGGTGCGCAGTGGGCGGAGACTCATCCGCACTGGCATGATGTTAGCGAGAAACCGAAGGAGTATGGTGTATATTTGACAATCGATAAGAGTGGATGGATATCAGAAACTTGGTTCGACCAAAACGAATGGCACGATACTTATGATGATTCTACCGTTACAATGTATTGGATGCCGCTTCCTGCACTGCCGGAAGGTGTAGAACCGATGTATTTACGTTGGGAAGTGGAGGAGGACGAGGAATGTTGAGAAGTACAGAGATAATGAACGCTGCCGCCAAGGAGGAAGGGTTTTTATGTCCTCGTTATCATGCTTTTGTAAGAGGCGCACAATGGGCTGATAAGAATCCTGCATGGATTAGCGTAAAGGATAAACTTCCACCGGAAGATACAAGGGTGTTAATATACACATCTGATGGCAGCGTTAACTTTGGTGCCTATTTAAGCTCGATTCATACATTCTGTCTGCATTGGGCGAATGGTGATGAAGGTAAAATCCTATTTTGGATGCCAATACCAAAACCAAATATTTGCAACGATGATTGGGGATAAGGAATATTTCATAAAATTCGAGTTTAAGAGGCTGATGGGTATGCTCCGTAATAAGCAATACAACGCTCTGATAGATGCGTTGAACTTCACTGGGTATAAGCAACGGCTGAGACTTGGCTTTAAGGGTGTTTGGCTTAACGACCGATTCTTATCGTTCTATGACGCAATACACATCTATTGCGAGCATGGCGGTGAAGTTTCGTTTGATAAGTTTGAAGAAAACAGCATAGAAGGAAAATGGTAGTACAGATTCAGAAATGGAATACTAAGGAAATCGTCATTGTGATGAACGAGCATGGTATTGCAAGTGCGCAGATGCACCTTTACCCCAAGGTTCAGAACTTTGGAGGGACAGCGTGGATTTGGGCCTTATACGTAGACGTTCATTACAGAAAGAAGGGATTGGCAACGGAGTATTTGAATGTATTGGAGAGCATTGCCAAACGTGAGGGTCACAAGTCCGTGTTCCTCGAATGGGAATTGAAGAACTCTCCCCGCTGGGTGCTGGAATGGTACGAACGGATGGGCTACGAAGTGAAGGGGTTCGATGGAAGAGGTAGTTATTGTTTAATGGAAAAGAAGTTATGAACGTAATCGTATTTGACGAACTGACAACCATAGGAAATGCCAGTGGTGTTAAGATAGAGCCAAGAAAGCCTATCATAGGC